AAATGATTTGCCTTTAATAGTAAAATATGACGTGGCCTCTTTAGGGGAAATTAAGTTGTGTTTGGCACCTCTTCCGCCAAATTAAGTAGTTTCGTTTTTGGGCCAATTTATTTTGTGCGTAATATATATATTATGAAACTTCATTTTACTATCAAATATGAGGTAGAAGAAGAAGTCGATGAAAGAGAGATAAAGGATAAATTTAGTGAAACGTTATCTGAATTTTTAAATGAATCTACCAACGGAACAGTTGAAGTTACGGTTAGTGAGGTAGATGAAGATCTTATTCACTTTTGTGTTGAAGGTGAAACTGATGAGGATGCAGTTGACGATGCGATCGACCGAGCAAAATCAACACTGAATGAACAAGATGGTATTTTTGTTATTTACCGTAGTTTGACAAAAATTGACGTAACAAAAAGACACTTTACTATCAAATATGAGGTAGAAGAAGAAGTCGATGAAAGAGAGATAAAGGATAAATTTAGTGAAACGTTATCTGAATTTTTAAATGAATCTACCAACGGAACAGTTGAAGTTACGGTTAGTGAGGTAGATGAAGATCTTATTCACTTTTGTGTTGAAGGTGAAACTGATGAAGATGCAGTTGACGATGCGATCGACCGAGCAAAATCAACACTGAATGAACAAGATGGTATTTTTGTTATTTACCGTAGTTTGACAGAAGTTGGCGTAATGGAGGGTGGAGGTCGCAGAAAGAAAAAGTGCAGAAAAGGTTCTCGCCGAAACAGGAAATCAGGAAAGTGCCGCAAAACGTGCAAGTCGGGATATAAGCGCAATGCGAGAACGCATAGATGCCGAAAGATACGTTAGAGATGCTTCACAGTTATAAGGTAGAGATGCTTCACAGTTAGATGACCATAACTCTCGATTTCATAACGGTCACTTCGCCCGCGCGTTCTGTCATGACAACATCTTCTAGCTTCGCATAGGTAATTTGCAGGTTCTTGGTAGAAGCATATTTACTTACTTGCTTCATCAAGACTGCACCTTGAACCAAAATTTTTTGTAGGTCTTTTTTATCGATTGTGATGTCGTTAGGCAACTTCACAATCACATGCGCCGATGCGTTATCTTTTACGTGAAACCACCATGAGTCGATCGACGCCTTTTGAATCATATCATGATTGTCCTTCGCGTTCTGTCCCACCCAAAACTCCACGTCTTTCGCTATGCATTCGATATATCGTTTAATGATCTTCATTCTTACTATTTTTACCTATTGTTTTAACATGTTAAAAGGTTTCAATTTTTTATGTGAATCATGATGAGAAGACGTCAATGTCGCTACTGCTAACACAGGAAATCTTTTGCTTATGGGTAGAAAGCGATGAAAGGATAATATAATATTTTTATAATATATAAATAAAATATGACTGATCCAAATTGTAGTAATATTAATCATTTAGGGAATACTCATGACATAACTCGGATGGGTATAACAGTTAATCAAACATGTGCCACAAAAGGTAAGCCTAGAGCTCCAAATGCAAAATTTGAGTGGTTTGATACACGCCGATCATATGGTAAAGAGATCGTAGAAAATGCTAAGGCAGCAAAAGAGGGCGGAACTCTTCTTTACAATGCTTGCGGAGAAGGGAAATTGCAAGAAGTAATACGCTTGATAGATTTGGGCGTTAATGTTAATTTCAAAAACGGGAACGGATTTACTCCTCTTCACATAGCTTGTGAGAAAGGCCAACTCCAAGTAGTAGCGCTCCTACTCGAGAAAGGCGCCGATTTAGAAAGCAAGGACAACGATGGATCGACTCCTCTTCGCACGGCTTGTAAAAATAGCCAACTTCAAGTAGTAGCGCTCTTACTCGAGAAAGGCGCCGCTTTAGAAAACAAGGACAATGTTGGATGGACTCCTCTTCACTCGGCTTGTCGAAATGGCAGGTTGGACATCGTCAAGCTTTTGTTGGATAAAGGCGCCGCTTTAGAAAGCAAGGACAATAGCGGATATACTCCTCTTCAACTGGCTTGTTATTGGGGCTTTGATGTAATAGTAAATCTCTTACTAACAAAGGGTGCTGATATAAATAGTAACAACAATGATAGATCGACTCCTCTTCACATAGCTTGCAGCAGAGGAAACACAAACAGACGAGACCGACTTCAAGTAGTAGTGCTCTTACTCGAGAAAGGCGCTGCTTTAGAAAGCAAGAACAATAATGGATTTACTCCTCTTCACGAGGCTTGTCTAAATGGCAGGTTGGACATCATCAAGCTCTTGTTGGATAAAGGCGCTGCTTTAGAAAGCAAGAACAATAATGGATCGACTCCTCTTTACGAGGCTTGTGAAAATGGCCTTGTCCTCGTAGCAGAGCTCTTGTTGTCCAAGGGCGCTGACGTGAATAGCAAGAACAGGGTTGGATGGACTCCTCTTCACAAGGTTTGTGAAAATGGCTATGTGCGCGTAGTAGAGCTCTTGTTGTCCAAGGGCGCTGCTTTAGAAAGCAAGGACAATAGCGGAAATACTCCTCTTCACCTAGCTTGTGATTCTGGCAGGCTAGGTATAGTAGAACTCCTACTAAAGTATGGCGCTGACACAAATAGCAAGAACAATTCTGGAGCGACTCCTATCCTATTAGCTAGACGGGAGCGTTACATTAGTATCGTAAATTTATTACAAGCGCCAGCACCAGCACAACAGGTCGTTCCTCGGCCAGCACAACAACTCGCTCTTCCAACTGCCCCAGCACCTGCTAACACAGGAGCTTTTAATTGGTGGGGAGGAAAAACGAAGAGGAAGCGTTGCAAAAAAGGGTCGCGTAGAAATAAACGGACGAATCGATGTAAGAGAACAAATCGAAAACGCTGAAAGGATAATATAATATTTTTATAATATATATAAAACATTTAAGACAAATGGCTGATCCAGACTGTAATAATATTAATCATTTAGGAAATATTAGAAATAGAGCCAATATGGTTGGTAGTGGAACAACTCAACAAACATGCGCTACAAAAAATGAGCCTACCGCACCAAATGCAAAATTTGAGTGGTTTGATACGAATGGTTTTTATCCGGATTCCGTAAAAAAAGCTGAGGCCGCAAAAATAGAAAGAGATAAGGCTGCAAAAATAAAAATAGAAAGAGATAAGGCTGCAAAAATAGAAAGAGATAAGGCTGAAAAAATAAAAAGAGATAATGAGAAAAAAATCGAATTAAAACCTAAATATGAAGCGTTGCAAAATATGATTGAAGAGTATAAATCAGATATAACAAATTCTATTATTGAAACTTATAATAAGAACGAAACTATAACATTAGACGATATTAACATAACAGAAGATCATTTTTCACAACTTAAAACAGCATTCGATGAAGTATCACTGTTTTATAAAGATGATTTGTTAAAATGGATAGAAAATGCCGGAACTAAAGGTAGTTTAGCATTATTAAAAGATAAGTTTTCTGTATCATCTGTATCTTTTTTACCATTATATGTTGGATATAGTTTTATTATTATAGGGTTAGATGAAAAGAAAAAAATATATAAATTGCCAAGCAGTATTTATAGACATATACTTTACTGTAAATTATTGGGTAAGTTTTGTGATCCTTCTTATCTAAAACCAATTTTGAATGAATTAGATGAATATAATAATATAATAATAAAAGGAAGAGAATTGTATGCATCATTTGAAGAGGCTGCTAAAAAAGCGCATAATACCGAAAATCTTCTTTCTTTATACTCTATTTTAGTTATGTCATTAAATAACAGACCTATCAATAAAGATAATTATGAATATACTATTTTCTGCATTAATGGAACAATGATAACCTTAGGGCGAATAGATTACATTAAAATAACCGAAGGGGATCTAATAGAGTCTCAATTTACTAACGGCGATAACGTATATAAAGTTACAACTAATAAATTTGAAAGGACGCTTGTTTATAGTGAAAAAGATAAGAATACATATAGTTGCATTGCGAATTCAATTAATTGGAAAATAAAAGAAAAAACTGGAGCGCTTGGTTTATGGGGAGGCAAAACGAAGAGGAAGCGTTGTAAAAAAGGGTCGCGTAGAAATAAGCGAACGAATCGATGTAAAAAAACAAATACAAACCGAAAACGTTGAAAGGATAATATATTATATTATATTATATATTATATTTAAGACAAATGGCTGATCCCAACTGTAACAATATTAATCATTTAGGAAATACTCATGACATAACTCGGATGGGTATAACAGTTAATCAAACATGTGCAACAAAAGGTAATCCAAGAGCGTCAAATGCAAAATTTGAGTGGTTTGATACACGCCGATCATATGGTAAAGAGATCGTAGAAAATGCTAAGACAGCAAAGGAGGGCGGAATCCCTCTTTGCAACGCTTGTAGTGAAGGGGAATTGCAAGAAGTAATACGCTTGATAGATTTAGGCGTTAATGTGAATTTTAACAAGACCGCCGATAGATGGACTCCTCTTCACTTCGCTTGCAAAACGGGCCTTTTGAAAATAGTAGAGCTCTTATTAAAGGCAGGCGCTGCTTTAGATAGCAAGACCGAAAATGGACGGACTCCTCTTCACTTCGCTTGTCAAAATGGCCATGTAGGTGTTGTGCAATTCTTATTAGAGGCAGGCGCTGCTTTAGAAAGCAAGACCGAAAGTGGACGGACTCCACTTTACATAGCTTGTGAATATGGCCATGCAGATGTTGTGCGATTCTTATTAGAGGCAGGCGCTGCTTTAGAGAGCGAGGACAAGTATGGACGGACTCCTCTTTACATAGCTTGTGAATATGGCCATGTAGATGTTGTGCGATTCTTATTAGAGTCAGGCGCTTCTTTAGAAAGCAAGAACAAAGATGGATGGACCCCTCTTCACATAGCTTGCGATAAAGGTTATTCTAAGGTAGTAGACCTTTTGATAAAGGCAGGTGCTGCTTTAGAAAGCAAGAACAATGCTAATTCAACTTCTCTTCTCTTAGCTTGCGATAAAGGTCATTCTCAGGTAGTAGACCTTTTGATAAAGGCAGGTGCTGCTTTAGAAAGCAAGAACAATGATAATTCAACTTCTCTTCTCTTAGCTTGTAAATATGGTCATTCTCAGGTAGTAGACCTTTTGATAAAGGCAGGTGCTAATGTGAATTTCAAGGACAGTTACTCTAGGACTCCTCTTCATCGTGCTTGCGAAACGGGCCTTTTGAAAATAGTAGAGCTTTTGATAAATGCAGGTGCTGCTTTAGAAAGCAAGGACAGTTATGGACAAACTCCTCTTCATTGGGCTTGCGAAAAACGCCTCTTGGAAATAGTAGAGCTTTTATTGAAGTCGGGCGCTGTATTAGAAAGCAAGAGAAATGATGGGTTGACTCCTCTTCACACAGCTTGTTCTCACTGCCGTGTTAACATAGCGGATTTTCTACTAAAATCAGGCGCTAACGCAAATAGCACGGCCAAGAATGGATATACTCCTCTTCACACAGCTTGTGACGATGGTTGTGAGCAGGTAGTAGAATTCCTACTAAAATCAGGTGCTGATGTAAATAGAAAAGATATGTTTCAAATGACTCCTATTGATATAGCTATAAAGAAAGGTTATAAAAATATAGAGAATATGTTATTATCGAAATCTCTTGAACAGCAGGCAGCAAAAAAAACTGGACTTCTTGGTTTATGGGGAGGCAAAACGAAGAGGAAGCGTTGCAAAAAAGGATCGCGTAGAAATAAACGGACGAATCGATGTAAGAGAACAAATGCAAAGAGAAATCGATGAAAGGATAAAAAATTATATATAATATAATATTTTTATAATATATATAATATAATTAATATATGGCTGATCCAAACTGTAACAATATTAATCATTTAGGAAATATTAGAAATAGAGCCAATTTGGTTGGCACTGGAACAACTCAACAAACATGCGCCACAAACGGTTATCCGAGAGCTTCAACTGCAAAATTTGCCTGGTATGATACGAGTGGTTTATTATATCAGAAAGTCGTAAAAAACGCTCAGACAGCAAAGAACGGCGGACGTCTTCTTTACGATGCTTGTGACAAAGGCTCTTTGCAACAGGTAAAGAACTTGTTGGATTTAGGAGTTAATATAAACTTCCAAGTCTCTGATAAATCGACACCTCTTCACGCTGCTTGTTTACATGGCGATTTAAACATTACCAAGGTCCTTATCGAGACAGGCGCTGCGTTAGAAATAAAGAATAACCATGGATCGACTCCTTTTATGGAGGCTTGTCAATTTGGCCATGTCGCCGTAGCAGAGTTACTACTATCTAAAGGCGCTGTTTTAGAAAGCAAAGACATCTATGGATCGACTCCTCTTCACTGGGCTTGTAAAGGTGGCAAGTTGGACATCATCAAGCTCTTGTTGGATAAAGGCGCTGTTTTAGAAAGCAAGAACAATACTGGATTGACTCCTCTTCACGTGTCTTGTTTAAATGGTCACTTAAACGTTGTGCAATTCCTACTCGAGAAAGGCGCTGCTTTAGAAAGCAAAGACAAATATGGATCTACTCCTCTTCAATCGGCTTGTCAAAATGGTCACTTAAACGTTGTGCAGATGTTGTTAGAGAAAGGCGCTGCGTTAGAAAGCAAAGACATCTATGGATCGACTCCTCTTCACTGGGCTTGTCAAAATGGTCACGTAAACGTTGTGCAGTTCCTACTATCTAAAGGTGCTGCGTTAGAAAGCAAGGACACCAATGGGCGAACTCCTCTTTACACGGCTTTTGAAAAATCAAAGGTTGGAGTAGCAGAACTCCTACTAAAATCGGGCGCTGATATAAATAGCAAGAACAAATTTGGAATGACTATTATTGATATATCTAAGGGTAATAAAGATTTAGAAAATATAATTAAAGCACAACCAGTAGCTGCTCCTACTACTACTGCCCAATCAGTTGCTCCTACTACTGCCCAACAAAAGACAGGACTTCTTGGTGGTCTGTGGGGAGGCAAAACGAATAAAAAACGTTGCAAAAAAGGGTCGCGTAGAAACAAGCAGACGAATCGATGTAAAAGAACGAACAAAAAAACTTTACGCCGATAAATCAATAAATTAGGTAACGTTTCTCTAGTGTCCCAATTTACGCCGATAAATCAATAAATTAGGTAACCGTAGGGCGTGTTTGATTCATTTATCGGTTTGTCCATATGGCTTCGCAATAACGTTGTCCTTGAACCGCTAAGGCGGGTTATAATGTTCGAAGGTATAAAAAATTCGATAATAATATATTTAGATAATGTATAAAAAGATGTCTAGACGTTCTTTAGATCCTATATGCGACATAGATCATTATGGTTCAGTAAAAAAAATACCTACTATACTAGGTGAAAAAGAACAAACATGCGCTACAAATGATAAAGGAAACACCTATAAATGGTTTAATACACATCGGCTTTTAGGTAAAAATATCATTCAAAAAGCTGAAGATGCAAAGAATAAGCGTATTATTGAACGCATTCGTATTGAAAAACAAATATTGAAGGAATATTATGAAAAGTTAGAACCTAAATACAATGCACTGTTCGAAATGATTGAAGAGTATAAATCAGACATAACTAATTCAATGATTGAAAGTTATAACAAAGGCGAACTATTGCAAACGCAGACTCTAAGTGGAGCTGGTAAGGAAAAGCTTTCTGATACTCATATTTCAAAGTTACAAAATGCATATAAAGAAATACTAGAAACCAAAAAGGAGTTAACGGAGAAGGAATCCATTATTAAAAATATTCACCCATACTACAAAGACATCGATGACGAATCTATTTCTATTTTGCAAACAAAACTTAGAAAGTATAAAAGTGATGTTCTTAAAGATTTTATACAAAATTTGAGTATATATAACCCTAATTATACGCCAAAAACGCCCTTACGTGAATTCAACGAAATACCAAATCATATCGGTTATGATTTTTTGTTTCTGGGCCGAAACAATACAAAGAATTACTTCGGCTATCCTAGTGAAATATACAAAAATATTCTATATAAAGTGTTCGACCTAGATGATTATGATTTTTATGCATCTAAAGCGGCCGATGCTTTCAAAAGATATAAACACATTATATTAGAAGGTAAAAAACACACAGGAATGCTAGGTGGTAAAACGAAGAAAAAGCGTTGCAAAAAAGGATCGCGTAGAAACAAGCAAACGAATCGATGTAAAAGAACAAACAGAACACGTTAACAATATATTATCGTATTAGACATATTGTTAATTATTTTCCCTTCTTTGGTGGTGCCCGAACAGTTTTATTTTTCGACATAGGATGCAGTAAATCATATGCTTTCTTGGAAATATGTTTATATTTATCCTTATTAGACATCGACATGTATTCGCGCGCTCTAACATATGCAGCGAGGATCCCCTTCTTATTACGTTTGCAGGTATTACGTGTGCAAATAGGAAACGATTTTTTCGGCCCTAAAAAACATGATTTTCCGCATTGTTTTAACATCACGGTTCTCTCGCTATCACTAGGTTGATCTACAGACCATTTTTTGAATAACGCACCATGACACTTAGGAGGAGGTAGTGTTGAAGCCATTGTTTTTCCGCAATTCAAAGTTACTGAATCTTTCGTCAAATCCATCATATAGTAGATGTGGAAAAAAATATATATACTATGATAAGTTTACAACTTTAGAATCTTAAAATCCCACTTCAAAATCCTCTTCAATACAACCTCCCATATCTTGTTGTCGTAATGTGGACAAATTATTCTTAATTTCAATGGCTGCTTTGGAACAGCTATCATCAGGATCTTCCAGGTTACCAAACAAACGCTCTACTTCATCTTGCTCTAAACCTGATCGGTTCAATTCAACCGTGTCATTTTTCAGTGCATTCATATCTAAAAGTAGTTGAAAGCATCCTGTTCCGAATACACCCATTTGACCCATCATCACATTGGCTGATACACCCCGCATATGATCAAAATCCGCATGGCGCGCTGCATCTAGCAACACCTCTGTATGCACCTCAAACGTCGCCTTAGAAAGGGGTCCAATATCATCATTCAGAATGCCCGAGCGGAAGATGGAGACCAATCCTTTCGTTGATGCCATTCGGTCACACAACAAGCTGAGATGATGGTAATTGATATACACATCACTAAACTCCATGACATCCACCATCTCATTATATATTACCTGTCTTGCTGCTTCAATACCTAGCACATCAAATACTTCCTTAATATCATTGCTAAAGGTCCTGTTGCCGTCGATGTAATCGAGTGCGAGAATCTCCATCAAATTCGTCCCCGTTGTATCCAAGACCCAGGTATCCTTTCGCACATATTTACCGTCCTCTTTGATCACCATATTTTGCACCTTTCTCTGCGTAACGTTCTTGATTCCATTGATACCACGAAGCACTATATTGTTCAACATGGCGTCTTGGAACAAACGTAACATATAAATATCATCAGATTGATCCCACGATTCAACCACATTTATCTGCTTCTTGCTCTTACTGAAGACAGAGCTATTCAGCCGAATTCTGAATACAAGATTCGTCTCGTTGTAATCTGAAAAGACACAGGAGATATCGTTGTTATACTGATTCGCCACTGCAAAATGAATGTCGTCCATGGTAATGTTCTTATCCAGTAGCGCTTCAGGATCGAGCTCTAGGCGGATGATCCATTTGCTCTTTTGCACTAATTCTTGGCCAACTTGCTCTCCTAACTCCAAACATTCCTGCATCATTTTTTCAAACTCGTAATATTGCTCCATTAGCACCTTATCTTCCGTAATGAGCGTTGCCTGGTCGAGCGGGTCGAAACAGATTTGCACCGACTTTACAACATCGATCAGCTTGGTATGCTCCAACATACTAGCATATTGAGTTGCCCTATCTTGATCTAGCTCGTCTATCGGCTTCAAATGAATCGTCAATGATGGATTCTTGGGATTCTTGGTAAGTCGCAATATCTCTTCAATGCGCGGCACACCTCTAGTAACGTTTGATTTCGACGATACACCTGACAAATGAAACGTGTTTAAGGTGAGTTGGGTAGTTGGTTCACCAATCGATTGTCCAGCCACTACACCCACCATTTCTCCAGGATGGACAATTGCTTGTTTATACTTTAATACTATTGTTTCTAACAAGGTCACGAGAGCTGCACGATGAAATCGCTTGTTCACGAGCAAATCCTTGGGAGATAGATAATAGAAATACAGTATTTTGAACAGTGATGTCGGTTTGACAAAATGGAAGTTCATCAATTTTTCATAATATTCGGAGATAAGATTAAACGCCTCTAATGGTGTAATATCAACCGTTGAATTTGCATTCAATCTCAATTTGCCTTGAATATTCGCAATAATGCTTTGAAACGCCACTGGGAGTTTTACTGAATTCTCATTCTTATTCTTGAAAACCGCCTCAACAAGTTCTTCACGGGCCTTAATCATTTTGTCGATTTGATCTTGACACATCTTTTTTGTCTCCTCTTTTTGTCCTGCGGTTCTAGACAACGCTCCTCGCGAATAGACAGCATTTGCATCGCTTCTTTGGTCATTCGCGCCAACAATATCATAATGCATGTAGATATCCTGAACTGACATTCCGACCAGTGGAATGATCTGATTCTCTACGCGCATCGAATCGAATCCGTCGTCTCCGTAAGCAAACTGCACGATCTTGCCCTTGTTGTTTCGCACGGTCATGTCATATTCCACCTTGAGATCTTCGAGCCCCTTGATCAATCGTCTCTGAATATATCCTGTCTGCGAAGTTTTCACTGCAGTATCGATAAGACCGATACGACCACCCATAGCATGGAAGAATAGCTCGGGTGCAGTTAGCCCAGAAATATACGAATTTTCTATGAATCCACGCGCATTGGGTGAGTCATCAAACTTGCTATAATGCGGCAAGGTTCGATTATCAAATCCATAAGGAATACGCTTTCCATCTACGTTTTGCTGACCCAAACAAGAGATCATTTGTGAAATATTGATGAGCGAGCCCTTGGATCCCGAATCGACAATCATGAGGAAACGGTTCGATTTACTGAGAGACTTGCGACCAATTTTACCTGATTGCTCGGTTGCCTTGTTCAAAATGTTGTTCACATTGGTTTCGAATTCGGCCAAGTTACTATTGGCTCCGTTATTCTCGAAGATGCCCAAATGCACCTTCTCAATCAACGATTGAACTTCTAACTTCTGTGATGCAATCACATGAATGATACTCTCCTGTGTCACTTTATTGGATAGCAAATCGCTTATCCCAACACTAAACGCGCTCGATTTCATATATTCTGTAACAATATTTTGCAAATTGTCAATAAACTCGGTTGCTTGAAGACTTCCAAAATCATTGTTGACTCGATGAATGATACCCTTGCTCGTAGATGCCAGAACCGACTTCTCTAGCTGACCACGAATATATTTGCCATTGCGAACTTCAAACACATTATTCGACAACTTCTCATCTTCTCCTTCTTCAAACAATTTTGTCTTGTATTTTAAGGTGATGGGTGCCATGATTTGCGACAAGACGTCGAAATTAGTGATGCTACCCCCATTATTGGCGGCCGCAGATCTAAGTGCGGCCACATCCACATTCGGATACATCATTAAGAGATTCATGGCGTCTCTCGGCGAAAACGACACATTGGGTCTTGTAAATCGATAAGATCCTAGAAGGGAATCTTGGAAAATGCCGATAATGGGTGAATTGTTTGCCGGACTAATCAATTGATAAGGAATCGCCGCCAAATGACGCAATTCCGTTTCTGCCAAGACGTTTTGGGCCATGTGCATATTCATCTCATCACCATCAAAATCCGCATTGTATGGTTTGGTCACTGCAACATTCATGCGGAAGGTATCGCCCTTTTTCATAATCTTCACAATATGACACATCATACTAGGACGATGGAGAGAAGGCTGTCTGTTGAAAAGGACCGCATCTCCATCCATCATGTGGCGATGAACTACGTCGCCATTCTCTAAGCGGATCGAACCGCGATCCACATACCGTAGCGATATATTTTCTCCATTTTGTCTCTCCAAAATCTTGGCGCCAGGATAAGCCTCCGGTCCATTTTGCACCAACTTCAAGAGGAAGTTCCGATTCCGATTGTTCACGGTCACTGGCTTGGTAATATTCATCGCAATCTTCATTGGAACGCCCAATTGTTTGATGGAGAGATTCGGATCGCCCGTGATGACCGAACGGGCACTAAAATCCACGCGTTTTCCCATCAAGTTCCCTCGGATACGTCCATTCTTCGAATTGAGACGTCCCATAATACATTGAAGAGGACGACCGGATCGCTGCGCCATGGGAACTGCCCCCTTGATCTTGTTGTTACAAATCATCGCGACGAAATATTGCAAAACATGCGATAGACCTTCGATTACATTGGGCGACGCATTGTTTGCGATCTTTTCGGCCAAATCGCGGTTCGTTTTGATAATATTGCTATAAATATGTGTCAAATCGTCCTCACTGCGTTGCTGCGCGTCATGCTTTACTGATGGGCGAACTGCTGGAGGCGGAACCGGCAATACTTGACAAACAAACCAATCGGGTCTCGACCAAAGAGGACTGAATCCCATAAACGTAATATCCTCGTCTGAAATACGCTTGAATATCTTCAATATAATCTCTGGTGTTAAACGCATGTTGATCTTCACCTTTTCCTTCTTTTCTCCTTCCGCGCCATCGCTGCCTTCTTTCTCCATATTTTCCCAAATCGCGTAAATATCCGACATTCCCTCCAACTTGACCTTGTCTGGTTGCTTACACCCACAACCATCATCAATGCGCTCACCACAACGCTTAATTTTCGAACATTCTGCTGTAATATAGTCCCATCGATCACTATTCTGTTTCTCCAATATATGTCGGTGCAAATTTTTGTTCATTAACAATTTGCTGCATTTGAAGCAGACGCATTTACAAACTTTGATGATCTCCTTGATATGCTGTAGAAAGAACACGGGCCGCGCCATCTCAATATGGCCGAAGTAGCCCGGGGTATCAATATATGTATATCCATCCGTGGGGCATACGATTCCTGGTTCTAATACGCCCATTCTCGGATCAAATAATCCTCCTACCACTGGTTTATTATTAATATATGTATCACGGCTCGTCACCTCCACTACGGAGTTCTTTCGAATTTCATCTGGTGATAATATACTAAATTGGATACCAATGATACGGGACGATGGTTTATGTTCATTCAATCTCGCCCGCGACATCTTACTATTATACTATATAGTTATGTTTATATTATTTTATTTATATCTACTATATTTTTCAATTTTTCTGTCTAGCGCTACATCGTTTACCCTTGCCTATTTATTTCAAAATTTGGCAACTGTTACCTATAAGCAAGGGTAAAAAGTTCGTCTTTCAAATTAAACAAAAAATTGAAAATCGAATTGAACACATAAAATGATGTAAACTAAGAACACATTTGTTATATCTATATCTACGATGCCAGTCAAGAAGCAACAACACCAGCTAAAGAATAAGCTTAAGAAGTCCCGACCTGACCCCGAACCTGAGTCAGAGGATTACGAAACAGTTTCAGAGGGTGGGGACGAGGAAGATGATGAGGACGAAGAGGATGATGAGGACGAGGATGATGAGGATGATGATGATGATGATGAGGATGAAGATAGCGATTCGACATATGTCCCTCCTGAAAAGAAACATAAGACGAGACGTTCAAGGAAAGATGAAGAGGATGAGGATGAGGATGAGGAGGAAGAAATGGATGAGGGCGAATTGAAAAAGTTCATTTCTCGCATCTTTCCGTCTAAATATATGACAGAACGGGCCAATCAAAAAGGAGAAAAAGGTCGAAAGGTTCAAAAAAAGGAGAAAAGAGAGAAGAAGAAGCGAGTAGTGGAGTCGGAGTCGGAGTCGGAGGAAGAAGAGGAGGACGAGGTGGAGGAAGGAGAGAATAATGTCTTCAGTTTCGTCTTTTCAGTAGATCCTGACGGCGAAGAAGAATATAACGAGGCAGACGACGAAGCAGATTGTGATAGCGAGGACGAAGAGACATTCATGAAGGAGACATATACTAAGGTCGAAGTGCCAAAGGATGAGAAGAAGAAGAAGAAAGCGAAGAAGGACAAGAGAGATAAGAAGGAGAAGGAGAAGGAGAAGGAGAAAGAGAAGGATGTTGAGCAAGAATATAAGGAACTGGTTGAATCGAAAAAGCAATTGACAGAACTGCTGGCTAAGCAACCTACCAGTAAGATTTTGAAGAAAGCTGTCGAAGATTGCAGAGCCAGCATCCAAAAGCTTGTCAAGAAGGGCCGCGCCAAGAATACCAAGAGTTATCATAAGCTCATTCATGGCGATACTAAGCCCGCGAACGAAATGGACTACTTCAGGAAGAAGCTCTCCAACAAGCAACAGCTACAGGCGATGCGAGACTTGAAGGAGATCAACAGCTTTATCCATGTTGACAAGCCATATCGACTCGCCCTGCTCGATTCGAAGATGCCCAACAAGTTCAAGGCGACGGCTCTACAAAAGTTAAACGTGTTGCGCTCCATGGAACCTGGCGATCCTGAATATTACAAGATCAAGAATTGGGTCGACACGTTTATGCGCATCCCCTTTGGTTTCTACAAGTCATTGTCTGTCAACATGACCGACGGGCTCGATGTATGCCACGACTTTATGGCAAACGCAAAGTCTACTCTTGACCAATGCGTTTATGGTCTCGATGATGCCAAGATGCAGATTATGCAAATGATGGGTCAATGGATCGCGAATCCACATGCACTTGGATCAGCCATTGCTATCAAGGGTCCAATGGGCACTGGCAAAACCACGCTGGCCAAGGAAGGAATTAGCAAGATTTTGGGTCGAGAATTTGCATTCATCACCCTCGGCGGCACGGGTGATGCGAGCTTTCTAGAAGGTCACTCCTATACCTACGAGGGCAGTTCCTGGGGTAAGATTGTGCAAATCCTCATTGACAGTAAATGCATGAATCCAGTCATTTATTTCGACGAGTTGGACAAGATTAGTGATACACCAAGGGGCGAGGAAATTGTCGGTATCTTGACCCATTTGACGGATACTTCTCAAAATGGACAATTCCACGACAAGTATTTCTCCGAGGTCGATTTCGACATTAGCAAGTGTCTCTTCATCTTCAGTTACAACGACGAATCCAAGGTCAACCCGATCTTGCGTGATCGTATGTATCGAATTCAGACCAAGGGATATGACGCCAAGGAGAAGGTGGTGATTGCTCGCAACTACATGTTGCCGAAGATCCGCGAACAGGTGAACTTCTCGGAGGAGGACGTGATCATTTCCGATGAAATCATCCAATATATTGTCTCGAACACAGCGATGACGAAAGAGGAGGATGGAGTTCGCAACTTGAAGCGATGTCTCGAAGTCATCTATACCAAGTTGAATTTGTTCCGCCTGGTCAAGCCCGAGGCAAAGTTGTTCGGCAAGCAAATGGATATCGATGTGACATTTCCGTTTACAGTTACAAAGAAGGTGGTGGATGCGTTTATTAAGAGCGATGATTCTCAGTGCCAAAGTGTCTTGGCAATGTATGTTTAGAGTTTAGCTTTGTATTGTATATTTTTTTCATCTAATATATATATGAGCAAGATATTTGCAGTATCTTTAAGATATACAATACCAAGTAATCGTGAAGATGTAGTCAAATATTACGGTCCATTTGATACAAACGAATTAGTCGAATATGCGAGAAAAGTTTACATCGATAAAGCATATTCTCCAGGTTTCAAATATTTAGCCATATGTCCACGTATGCCAAATGTAGAAGCGGTAGACGATGTAATACTTCTTGGTTCATTCGATTTTGATAATATTACCTACGAAGGTTTAGCAACATCTATTAACGAAATTACTGGATTATTTAATAGTAGAGGTGAAGACGCTAGAAACACATTCATTACTTATTTATAAAAATGAAATTCAAAAACATAAAATAGCAATTCAAGAAGAAGCTAATAAATTGTTTAATGCAGATTTAAGCAAAGATTTTGGAGATCTAATATTACAAATTGAATCGAGTATTGAACTTGATACGTTAAAACAAGAAAATCTGGAGAATATAAATTTTCATTACGCACATATATTTCATGAAATAGAGCGTTGGTTGTCATGTGATTTAGGGTTTTTACATATCTCAAGAAATTAGTGATACTAAATTAGATGAACGAGTTTATACAGAAGATGAAACCAACTTTAAAGGGGACTCTGAAATTATGAGCAAACCATTTCAAGATATAATGCATTTGATACATACATACGATCATGATAATGGTACCAAATTAAAAAACTGTTATAGAGTATATTTTCTATTGAAAAGTTTGTGTTTTGTATTACATGATAAACCTGTAAATCAATTAGCGACTCATTTATATATTATTTTTAACTCAAGAACCGAAAGGCTATTTTTTATAGATGTATCTGAAGATGAAAGGCGTTTTATGACTCATATGTGGAATATATGGAGAAATGGTTTCGATTTACAGAGCACCCCTATGGTAACTCAAAATAGATGTCATAAGGTTATTGATAGTTTAACAGAACATTTTATCACTACATTACTTACTCTTGGAATTTCTGTTCCTAAAAAAAATCTTGTGTTTTCTATACCATATAGCTCTTTCGAAAACAATTATGAATCCATCAAACCCGAAATTGATAAGATTCTTTCAAATTATGATTATGCTTTAGGTGATGCAGTTGGGAACGATAAATTTATAAATTTATTTGAAAAAACACCCATTTACCCAAATACATGTTCTAAACAAGATGCAGCCCCTAGCAAATATACTACCCAGTCTCTGTTAATTACAGAAAATGTGGCTCTTGAAGATGGTAGTAATAATTTACTACTACCAAGATATGAAATAGTTCCTGTTGGTGGTGGTAGTAGTATTGGTGGTGGTGGCGGCGGTGGTAATTTTAGTTTTTTAATAGAACCAATGAGATTTGGTGATATATCTATCTACTGTCTTCAACGTGATAGAAGTAATTATGACGACCAGCCTATTATATTATATTACGCAGCAAAACAATGTTTCTCTGATGCAGCTAGTCGTTCTTTGACAACTACTTTAATAAACAAATTTTTTCAAAGTAATCGTTTGCATACTAATTACGGAACTATTCAAGATGATGGTGTAGAAAAAATATTATTTGCAGTAATAACTGGAAGAATATCTCAAAATGAAACTATTCCATTAATCATGTCTATAATTCCTGGAATGACACAATCTGCACGAGGAAGAAAAAGTGTAAAACAACGAACTGATAAAATTAAGTGGTTAGGTGAAGGTAGTGAAACAAGTTTGGAAACAGAAGTTTTAATTTTAATTGCAGTTTTTGCGAAAGAATTAGGCGATCAATCTAAAATACAAGTTATAGAGAATTTATCTAGAAACTCGCATAAATCATATGTTGCAACTGTAGATGGCTTTTTTTCTGATTCTATTATCAACGGCGCATGTATTTTTAAAGGAGGTAATGTTCAAATTTATGAACAAGAAGGTTTCCATGTAATTACGTCAGAAGCACTTACAAAAATAAGTAAGATAATTAGTAATTCTAAAGCGTATACCTACGAAGCAATAAAAAATAATGTTGTAAGTCTTTGTAGAATAATATATGAAAATATTTTAACAATAATAACTGATGAACGAGCTTTCATTCCGTTTCCGTTATGGTTTTCTTATGCAGCTATTGCTCAGTCCGTGAAAAATCCAGATTCTATTATTATTAGTGAAAGCGATTTTGATAAACTAACTCAAACATTCGATCGATCGTTACATTCTGCTATAACTGATGAATTATCTTTTGTAAGAAAGATATTAAATTTAAACGAAATCAACAATATTTTTTCAATATATGAAAATAATATCAATAATAGATTTTCTATTAAACTTACGTCAAATGGACCTATAAGAACTTCACTACAAATTATGATCATTGATTATTTTTCTTTAGAATTTGAATTGAGATCATTAATAGAGCAACTACCGTTATTTTTTTTAATTGAAGAGATTCCAACTTTAACAGAACCGTTTAAATATAGAACTAAGGCGAACCTGAGAACCACACAAGAAGCAGATGCAAAAGAAGTATGGAAAACAATAAAAGAAATTTTTTTAGAGAAAATGGAGGATTATATGAAAACATATAATCTAAACTCTTTATTAAAATTCAATTCAGTTATTATTTATGAAACATTAATTGATAAAACAAATGCAGAGCGTAACCCTGCTAAACTTCTAAATAAATATAAAAATAATGAGGCAAACATAGGAGCAAAAGCAGAAGACCTAGAGGTAGAGGTCACTTTGTTAACAGAGCCTTTAAAACTCAATCAACCTCTACCGCTAAATAAAGAAGATGGTTTTATAACTATCCTTGAATCTAAGATTGATGATTTAAATTCGCAAGAAGACGTATCAAAAGAAAATAATGATAATACTGAAGTAGACGAATTTACAATGCAAGAAGAAAAAACGATAGAACAAGAACTTAAAGATACAGAAATCGCGATTTTTCCTTCTCAGAGTCTAGCCACCTATGATATGCATGGTGGCGCAATAAAACATACAATTATAGTAAAACCATACTTTTTTAAACCTATATCAATACCAAGATGTAAAACATATTATCTTAAGAAAAACAGGAAGATAAATCAATCAAAAACAGCAAAGAAAAGAGCAGAAAGAAACACATTGAAAGGAAACATTAGAAAAGGAAACCATAAAAACACTCGAAAAAAGAAGGCGACTAAAAAGAAGACAAAGAAGGCAAAAAAAGCAAAGAAAAGAAATGGATAAACTATATAAAAATATCAATCTATATAACTTTAGATGTCTGCTGTTTGCCCACCTCATAACGACATAGATAATATGGTCCAAGTCAAAGCTATTCTAGAACGTATATCCAAAGAAAACCAGCAACAAGAATATACATCTATTTTAATAAAAGTGAATCATTACATCGAAACTAGATGTAATCATTATATTGTTACGGATACTATTGACATTGATCCTGACAGGAGCCAAGCGATTCATTATTGCGAAATATGTTTCAAGACGTTTGCAGAGAACAAACAACCGTAATTATGCATTTCCTCCGCGCGTAGTAAGTAGGGTTCGTTGTTTCTCATTTAAGCAGAGAAAGCCTTTAGAGTTCGTTAAATCTGTTCCTGTGCAGGTCAAGCTTCCCTCCGTTCCTGAATAAATATCTATTTTATTGTCGGCGACGTAGGGTTGGCAATATAATCCGTCGAATCCATATACTTTCTTGCATTCGAAGTTAGGATTGTTCAACATAAAGGATGGATAAGTGTCTATTGCTGCGTGGTTGCCTGCTGTGCTATAGTCAACGGGTCGCATACTCGAGAACCCTTCGTATGCAGAATGGTGATTGGTAAAGCCACTGCTATTGGGCAGTATCTTACCTGAACAGGATATGAATAAAGATAGTGAGATAATGATTATAAAAAATAAGAATAACAATTGATATTCTTTGTTCATTTTATATAAATGGGGAAAATATTTTGAAATCTATCTTCTTCTAAAGATGTGAATTGTGGTTGATGTTCTCAACATTTGGAATTTCGTCTAAATCAATCTATACCTTTTTCACTTTGGCCATTTAAATCGCCGGAAATTTGGCAATTTATCAGTCACAAAAGCAACGTTACCTAAAAATGAATTAAAACGCACCCGTAAGGTGCGGATTTAAATCTTCATCGGTGTAAAATGACCAAAGGTGTCAAAGTTTTCTCTTCGTGTTTGTTCTTTTACATCGATTCGTTCTCTTGTTTCTACGCGACCATTTTTTGCAACGCTTTCTTTTCGTTTTTCCGCCCCATAAACCGCCAAATAGTCCTTTGTTTTGTTCGTTAGTAGTTGGAACTGCAGCTTGTTGAGTTGGAACTGCTGCTTGTTGAGTTGGAACTGCAGCTTGTTGTTTTGATATCACGTCTCTTGCCTTAAGCATTGCACCTTTATTATAATTATCAAGAGCCCATATGTTATCATCGCCTTTAAATGTAGGATCAAATATACCTTTTAGTATAGATTGATATCTCCTACCTGGATAAACGTTGAAGTCATGCTCGTTATTATAATCAAAATAAAAATCATAACCAATATAACTTGGCATATCATTGTAGTTTTCAACAAACAAATTATTAGTTTTAGGGTTTCTCACATTAAAATCTTTCAAATAATTTTCAAGAATACTTTTGCCATATTCTTTTATTTGGTTTTGTATATTTAGAATATATTCCTCGTTTAACGTCACGTTATAAGGACGAAGATTGTTAATAATTGATTCTTTTTTGATCAAATTTGTTTTACATTTTATAATTTCTTTATATGCATTTTGTAACTGTGCAACATGAATGTCCGATAATTTTACAGTATCATTTGTTAATAGTTCACCTTTGTTAAAAACTTCAATAATCGAATTTGTTATATCTGATTTATATTCTTCAATCATCGCGATAAGCGCATCGCATTTAGGTTTTAATTCTTGGTAATATTTATTTAGTTCCAAATTCTTAATGCGTTCAAGTTCACGTTGATTATTTACGCGGTCAACCTTTGCTGCTTGAGCTTTTTGTATTTTGTCAACGCCAAACTTCCTATTCGTATCAAACCAATCAAATTTTGCGTTTGAATCGTTTGGGTCACCATCTGTAGCACATGTTTGATCAGTTGTTCCGCTACCCACGACATTAAGTCTTTTTCCAGGTGAACCGTAATGTGTTTTATCACATATAGCTCCGGAGGAAATCAAGAGTCTTTCTATTAAATACTTACTATTAGAAGAACTTTCATGCGCTACATCAAGAGGAGTCTTTCCCTGCTTGTTCTTTATATTTGCGACAGCACCTGCCTTTAGTAGAAGCTTCGCTATTTCAACATAGCCATAATGACAGGCCCAGTGGAGAGGAGTCCATCCATCCGCGTCCTTTATATTCACGTTAGAGCCACTCTCAATTCCACCTTTTACATTAATTTCAGAATTACCTTTAACAGCGCTAATAATATTCATACCTATATATATATTTATATAGATTTTTTTACTAAAACTGAGGGATAGGCAAATCCTGAAACATCTTTTCGAAAAAACCTTTTTGCAATCCATAATCATGATAGCGGTAACGTTATTATTTACACCCTTTTCGCATTTTAAATCCGCATGGTAACGTTGCCTTTTTACGAAACAAAACTGATGCAAAGATGTAATAATTTTTACATTTTGCAAACCTCGTAAAGTGGGTTTTTTCCTTCCTATATTTCTAACCTATTCAAACTTTGCGTTTTGAGCAACGCATATTTGTTCAGTGGATCTAGACCTATACGCATTCTCTCTAAACAATCATAATTACAAAAAGAAGACAAAGGATGTGAATTCATATATTATGTCATATTTTTTTTGTTTTGCGACATCGACCCGTTCTCTTATTTCTACGCGACCCTTTTTTGCAACGCTTTCTTTTCGTTTTTCCACCTCCTGTTTTCTTCCCCGTTATCCTTTCCCAAAATGTTTTCGCGCTGTTTTTTTTCGTAGCACTTTTTTTATATACATTTCCAACAGCACCATATTTTAATAAAATATCTTCAATATCATCGTTATCATATTTACGGGCAAAGTCAAGAGGAGTCATTCCGTCATTGTCTATACTATTTACGTCAGCGCCAGACTTTAACAAGAACTCTGTAGCTTCTCCATGACCGAATCGACAACAAAGAAAGATGGGTGTATACCCCCATGCATCCTTGCTGTTTATATCGGCGTCATTTATCAATAAAACTTCTATTATAGGCACTATACCCATTTTACAAGCCCAGTGAAGAGGAGTCCATCCACCTTGGTTCTCGTTAATGTTAGCGCCTGCATCAATCGCTTTATTCACTTTATCAATATTTCCTTCTTGAACCGCGTAAAACAGGTAATTATTGATTTCATGAATCTTGTCCAACAATAAATGTTCTATTTCTTTATGATGAATTCTTTGATTTTTACGTGCAATATCTAAAGGTCTCTCTCCACGATTATCTACAACATTTAAATTTGCTCCTGACCGTAACAAAATCTCCACTACGTCCAAAGCATTATATTTAAAATTTTCACAAGCTAAATGGAGGGGAGTCTTTCCATCATTATCCTTGCTTTCTAAATCAGCGCCTTTATCCAAGAAGAATTTCACTACATACAGATTATTTTTTTCGCAAGCTAAATGGAGGGGAGTCTTTCCATCATTATCCTTGCTTTCTAAATCAGCGCCTTTTTTTAATAGGAGCTTCGCTATTTCAACATAGCTATAATGACAGGCACAGTGGAGAGGAGTCTCTCCACTAAAGTTCTTGATATGTAAGTCAGCGCCTCCATCTAACAAGACTTTTACTAAAGATGCAGTATTCATTTCGCAAGCTAAATGGAGAGGAGTATTTCCATACTTGTTTCTGCTATTTATGGAAGCACCGTTGGATAACAAGATTTCTACTATATATTCGCGACCATGTTGACAAGCCCCGTGAAGAGGAGTATCTTCACCTTCATCAAAGCTGCTTTTACTATTCACGTTAGCGCCTTTTGACAACAAGACTTTTACTAAACGCGCATCTCCTAACTTACAACCCGCATGAAGAAATTTTTTCTTCATGTCTTCACCGATATCAACGCCCATCTCAATGATTCTTGTTACTTCACTAAGGTCCATAACACGTATATATATTAGATAAATAAATTTTTTACTAAAACTGGGGGATAGCCATGTTCTCAAACATCTTTTCAAAAAAACCTTTTTGCAATCCATAATCATGATAGATTGCGCCATCCCGCATATTCATTTGTAGCAGGGTTTTTCCTATCCATGCGTCGATCTTATCTTTTGCTAAATAATAGGCTAACAATCCTGATATTAATAGAATAACACTAAGGATATTGTAAAACAAGATGGTGTCCGTAACTTCTAATTCGAACATATCTATATATTTGTAACTTGTTATTTTTTTATAGTATTTTGGATTAGAATAATATAAACATTATATGATACGGGATATCATACTATGTCAAGCGTTCCCATTTCGACTACTGAGCGTTTACAGTTAAATAAATTATTAGATGAATCCAACTGCGAGAACAATACAGAGCATATTCGCAAAGTCAAGCATAGCGAATTAATACGCGATGATATTCGACGCATCCAGACATTGAAGAAGGAACAAGGAGGCGGAGGAGGCGACGATTTCGAGAACCTTTGCAAAGAAAAATGTTCCTTTCTCTACAACAATTATATGGATATTTTCAACCGGGTTCTCAAGAACGAGGTAGATTTAGGTATCATGACCCGATTCTTAACCGTATTAAAGTTGATCGAAGATGGAAAGGTGGATCAACACGAAGGATCGGTCGTTGTCGGCAAGATTTTGAAGGAGCTCTATTTGGATAGTGCGGTAAAGCGGGCCGATCAATTAGACCAAAAGCATAGCGCTAGTTCTGGAGACGAGGTTATTAGTAAAAATGAGGGGAAGAGCATCAGTTATGCCAGATACAAATCTATGCAATAAAAAGGTCTAGATAGATTGTGTTACTATTATAAATAACATGATCACACTTCTAGATCTTAGTCTGCAGTATGTAAAGGTGAAGAGAGAAGACCATCGTCTGGGGAACCGGTATTGGGTGAAAAAGACCTACGGACCACCTTATGTAACCAACTTATTTTATGCAAAACTTGAGAACATTCATGTTGATGACCGAATAACCTATAAGAATATCTCCGTATCTAATTATTATTTTACAGACTATTGTGAAAAAGCCATTATATCAGACCACAATGATACATCGATAGTAGCAAATGATCCTTATGATGCACCTTTTGCCTATTATAGTGAAGAGCATCCCTTCTTTCGTTCGGTCGAACTATTCGAGTTGAGGCGAATGGCTAATGATTTGCAGCGCAACATTGCCCAATTCCATTTTAATAAGGTCATTTTTGAAGTTGAACGAGCAACTCGGATACCACACCAGGTTCTCAAAGTAGAGGTTGCGTCTTTTCTATAGGTCGGTTACAATATATAATTATTTATTATAATAATTATATACTATAGAATAATAATAATAATGATGGATTTGTTTAACTATAAAATATCAACCACATTATTTGCTATTGGCTTATGTTGTTTACTATTATCGTTATTGAACGTTGTTCGAGTTATCAATTTTCTCTGTTTTCCTAATAGTAATAGTAATGACAATGCTGAGACTATGCTCTCTTATATCGACTATGAGATTGCATTTCAATATATCTCTTGGCTCGCCTATCTCTTCTTCTTTTGCATCTTGTTCCTCGTTATCATACCACAAACGAAAAGCGGGGTTTATAAAATCGTGTTTGCAGCGATTCTTTTATTTTTCATTTGTTTCCCAATATTTCCCATTTTAAATATCGTTAATTTGCTGCTTTTATGTGTCATTCATAATCCGCCATTTATCAAAAATATTACGGAAGAATTCCCACTTCATCCCACATTTGAATCCAATTATGTAGATATAAAAAAGGAATTTAATGAATATAGTAAGAATAAGAAAATTAACTGTTTTAGGGACAACAATCCCTTATTAAATCGTATTGATACCATTGACATTGAAAAAGACGCTTGTTGGCGGACTTTATACCTGAAAAAAACGGGAACCTTAGTAGCTGAAATGTTACCAAAATTTCCCAAAACCATGTCTTTATTAGGTAGTGAACAAATTCATAATGCTTTTTTCAGCATTTTGGATCCTCATGTTGAAATTAAACCTCATGTCGGATATTACAAGGGCTATTTACGATATCATTTGGGTCTCATTATTCCAGAAGAAAATGGACAACAACCTTATCTTATCTGTGGTGAAGAGAAATATGAATGGAAGGAAGGGAAAGGGGTTCTCTTCGATGACATGTTTGTGCATTATGTGAACAATCAAACTAACTCTAAGAGGGTGGTTTTGTATTTGGATATCAAACGAAATCATTTACCAACCTTCTTACAATCTTTGGTCGATGTTGTCAATATCTATATTGAAAATAGTGTTGTTATGTCCCTCTTTATAAAAAATCAACACCAACAAAACAAAATAGAGAAGTAATAATAATAAAATGGTAAACGGGTTAAACACAACAGCATACTGTATACTATAAAATGACTGATTATTCTATTCAGGCTACGTATCTACAGTTAAAGAATAAGTATGCGAGTTCATCCGCGAACTTCGCTATCTTGAAAATTCATATACCTAATAATAATTTGAACAATGAATATGATGTCAAGGTTACTGATCATAATCTAAATTTTATCCAGAAGACATATATGGATTCGGGATTCGACTTGTTTGTTCCGAACAAGACGGTCTTTACGGATCCGTTTGCTACTAGCATGGTTGATCTTGGTATCAAGGCAGAAATGATTTATTGCGACGTGACAACGGATCACTTGAGGCCATCACCTTTCTATGTCTATCCTAGGTCGAGTATGAGTAAGACGCCTCTCATGTTGGCGAATCATACGGGGATTATCGATTCTGGGTATCGCGGTTCTCTCATTGCCGCGTTTCGATACCTAGGATTGCCAACTAATAATAATAATAATACTAGTTATACTGTCGATCCAATGACGCGTCTAGTTCAGATTTGCCATCCTACTTTGTGTCCTATTTTTGTTACGATTGTTCCATTGGAGCAGTTGTCCGAGACGGAACGCGGATCAGGTGGATTTGGATCTACAGGTAAGTAAAAGGGTTTTTGTTTGGAAACTATGACCTGATAATTGGAAACATATAACCGATAATTAGAAACTATGACCTGATAATTGGAAACATATGACCGATAATTAGAAACTATGACCTGATAATTGGAAACATATGACCGATAATTAGAAACTATGACCCGATAATTACACCTTTTTACATTTCAACCGCCGATTTTTCTTAAAGACAAAACTACAATATTTCTTGTATTGTAATCTTTACCAATGTGTTGTTTAACGTTTTTATCAATAATTTCATATTTACCATACCATATGTATTCTGTTTTTTTGCCGTTTTGTCTAACTCTATAAAGATATATATTTTGTGTTTTATTTATGTTTAATAATGGTTCATTAAATTTTTTTTCGGTTTCATCTTGATGTCCATTATGCCCAAATAATGTATATTGTATATTATTTATATCACTCATATCATCATCATAATAATAAGTATTGTCAACGGATTTTAGTATTGTAGTTTTTTTTTCTATTCTTGGATTTATCCCGGCACCACTATAAGGTTTACACCCAGTTTGATTTATTATAAATTGCTCTATCCCATCAGGGCCAGACCATTTTGAAAAAGTAATTGTTGTCATAATTAGTATTTGATATTGTTATTATTATAAATTAGTTCAATTTTTTTATAAAAACAATCGGCATTTGAAATGTTAAAAGGTGTAAAACCATATGACCCAATAATTAGAAACACATGTAAATAAAAGGACCGATAATTGAATCCATTATATAATTCTGTGAAATATATAATCGTATCTTATGTTACCATGTTGACAAAAGTATATAAAGGGAAATATTTTTCGAAAGCAAACCGTAAATCAAAATTAAAAGTGATTGCATTTGATTTAGACGAAACATTGGGATCATTTACTGATTTACACGTTTTATGGAACGCTATTTGTGAGTTTGATCCGAATCATACTATTTTGATTACAGAATTACTCGATCTATTTCCAGAATTTATTCGCTATGGCATTTTACCCATTCTGCAACTCCTCTATCACAAAAAAAGGGAGAACGTCCTACATAAAATTTATATTTATACAAACAATCAGTGTCAACCTTCTTGGACCACCATGATCTCGAATTATTTGACAAGCAAAATTATTGGTGGCCCTGCATCAGAACCTTTATTCGATCAAATTATTTGCGCTTTTAAAATTGATGATAAAGTGATTGAAGTTGCGAGAACCTGTCATGCAAAAACACATGAGGATTTCATTCGATGCACCATGTTACCTCGGATTACTGAAGTATGCTTTGTAGACAATACCTATTATCCGGCGATGTCAGCTAACCGCATTTATTATATACAACCATTATCGTATTTTCATTCGTTATCTAACACAGACATGATTGAACGGTTTACACATTCCGAAATTGGATTGCGCGTTTGTAAGACACCTGTTCTCGCTTCGCTATTCTCTAGCTTTATGATTACCGAATTTTATAAACATGGTTCAGGATCGTCTTTGTCTAATTATACGGATAATGTAGAGAAGAGACGACGCGATATTTTGGTCGCACAAAAAATCATGTATCATATTCAAGAGTTTTTATATTGCCCGACTACTAGGAGACCTATTTCACCGACGAAAAAGACGTATACATCTAGTAGTAGTAGTAGTCATCATTGTAAGACGAAAAAATTAAGGATCCATCGTTTCTAATAAATGGTGGCGAATACATAACTCTTCAATCGTCATTTTTTGAAAAGTTATACAATCATCCCATTTATATTGAATAAACCGCTTTTGCAAATTCATACATAATAGGTGTGTTCCTGAATCCATGAATTTTATCTCCATTAAGATACCTCCATTTGTTATTTTGGCAATTTCTGGTGTAGTTGTTCGTATCCATCGAATGTGTCGCCCTTTTTGTAACTCGTGAATTTCATGAACCGGTTTATATCCTTGCAATTTGTCTAGTATACTGTTTTTCTCTTGATGAGACAATATAAATCTATCTAATGATTCTCCCAAACGTTCTGCGCGTAGTGACCATAATTGATGAGTATCATCCTCTTCTCTTATCACTGTGTTCAACAGCTCGGTTACATTCATTGAGGATTCTAATGTTGAATCGTCTTCGTTGACATGTGCCCGAAAATTCATGGTTACCATATATTACTTCTACTCTTTAATTTGATAAAATTAATGTTTAGCAATTACAATGAGCTGATTCTTCTTGAAGATTATACACCCTTGAATATTTAAGTTCGCACAAAAAGTGCTAACTGCCAAAGGGTTGGATCCAGATAATCTAATTCAATTTTGTAAGTAAGTAATTCGATTACCTTCCAAAAGTGGATATCGTCGGAATTGTAAAAGTGTTTGTATTGGTTCCTGATAAAAATATATATATTATTTATATGAAATTTGTAATTGTATTAGCAAGGTATAATGAAGATATAAAATGGAGCAAACAATTTCCAAATGTTATTGTTTACAATAAAGGATATAAATTAACAGATAAGGTTAACGAAGTATTATTAAGTAATGTTGGAAGAGAAGGTCACACATATTATAAATATATTTATGATAATTATGAAAATTTAGCAGATTACACAATTTTCCTACAAGGAACCCCTTTTGATCATTCACCGAATATAATATCTAATTTAAATAAAATTATTAATCATATTGATGAATTGGATTTTGATTTTGCCTTTTTAAGCGAACAAGTTTATTGTTCTAATTTAAACGGATGTTGCCATCACCCTAACTTACCATTAATAGATACATATGAAAAAATTTTCGGCAAACGAATAGAAAATCTGGATTTTACTTTTGGTGCTGGCGCCCAATTTATAGTATCTAAAACGAATATATTAAAAAAACCAAAGGAATTTTATTTGAAAATTGTTGAACTCTTACAACATAGTATCAATCCAACAGAGGGATATGTAATTGAAAGATTCCACAAACTTATATTGGAATAAGTTTAAGTTGTGGGAGAACCGTTTTATTTTTTGAAACAACTTATACCCTTAGGGACAAAATATTCAATGGTGCAAAATATTAAATACTACATCTGTAATTAGGTAATGATTGCTAACAAATATTCGGTAGGACAACTGTTAGGGGTTGGACAATTTGGCTCCGTTTATTCCGGGATCAATGAAGTGAAACAAGAACCTGTTGCTATCAAGGTAGAATCGAAAGACGCACCTATTAAATTGCTCAAACAAGAGGTCACTATTCTACAATATTTATATTCTCGAGGTTCTCGAGTTACCCCACCTGTTCATTGGTTCGGTAACTTCTTAGATTACACGTGTTTGATCATGCCTTTATACGATCATTCTCTCCAGGATTGTGAAATGACTCCCGACATTATGGTCGCTTGCATATGTGCGTTAGAGGTTGTTCATAACCTTGAAATCCTTCATTGTGATATAAAACCTCAGAATATTATGATTAAGGATGGTGAAGTCTTTCTTATCGATTTTGGGTTGGCAACGTTTAATAGTTCTCCTGGTAGACCAATGAATAAAATGATCGGTTCATCCAAGTATGCCAGCTATTTTATTCATGTGGGTGGAGAACCTCTTGGTAGACGAGATGACCTCATTTCACTAGGATACATTTACCTCTATAAAACGACAAACTATCTACAAGAGGTAGAATCATATGCTAAAGAGTTTGAAGTCGAAGTCGAACTTGATAAGACTGATTTATTACATCCAATAAATCAGCATTGGAAACGAACGAAGGAGTTAACTAATGTAACCACTTGTAGTGGCATACCATTACGCAATTATTTTCATTATTGCTATCGACTATCTTCGCCTAATTATGATGTTCTCAAACGTCTATTTTGTCCTTAATTAGCCTTATTTTGCAATCGTTGGTCCAGGCGTAGAAATCGAATTTCCTCCTAAAGTGACCGTATTGCCAATGATAGAGTGTAATGCTAATTGACTTGCCTCTAACTTCAAGCCACTTGGCTCACCAGACGTAGTGTAAGAAGCAGCGGACATTAAGCTAGACTCCGCCTCCAAGTAAACTGGGCCTCCTGATAAAGGAGTTCCTACCAATTTATTGGTGGTCATTCCTTCACGACCAAAGATGGAAGCACTGTGATTGCTAACCAAGAAGGTATAGCCACTGAGGGCTAGCGAAACAACGATGATACCTAGTAAAAACAGCATCGAGACATACTTGGGATCCATACCTAAAGAATCTGTTATATAGAATAGAATATAAAATATTTTTGGAAAGGATATAAAAACGAATCAGTAAATATCGTATCGCAATGGACAGTCAGACTATTACTACAGGTCAAGTTAAGTGGTTTAATAATCATTCTGGATATGGATTTATTACGGCTATTGAGGGAGAGCAGTTGGGTAAGGATATTTTCGTTCATCACTCGGCCATTCATGGTATTGATGCTCCCTACAAGTTCTTGGTAGAGGGAGAGTATGTCGAATTTGTTTTGTCTACATCTACCACTGGCAATCACGAATTCCAGGCAGCCAATATTACAGGTATCAAGGGAGGGTCACTCATGTATCAACGCCAGAGTGGTCAGAAGCCACAGCATTATGACAGTCGCGTTAGCCGTGCCCCCCCCAGACATGGAGGCAGGAATGGCGGAGGAAGAGGTGGTCGTCGTCCGGCTCCAGTGGACGTCCAACAGGACGAGTAATCATTTAGGTCATTATTATCGTTTCATTTAGGTCATTATTATCGTTTCATTTAGGTCATTATTATCGTTTCATTTCTCTTATATAAAATAATAATTATTATTATTTTATAAGATATATATATAGGATGCCTCCTAAACGTTCTACTAAAAAGGTGACCGAATCCCCCAATACTAAATTCCGCTTCTACTGCGACGAGAAATTCTACGTGGATCAGGCAGAAGATAGTGCTGCTCATTCCGTGATTGCTAGAGTTGCAGACGAAGACGGAGGATTTAATGTATGGCAGGTTGATCTTGAAGCTTCTCTTCCAATAATACAAGCTTGTAGTGAACGTCTTTCTTCTTACGGAATAAAACACGACGCTGACCTTCCTTTAGAGTTACCACCCGCATTTAAAGCTGAAATCATCCGTTCTCATGAATGTCCGGAAAATGTGATCGATTATTTGAATGGTGCATATGATGACGATTATCGTGTTTTAGTAAAAGGAGAAAGGGACCTTGGAGTTAGAGTGGGAATGGGTCATTTAGTGATGACCGATGCAAATGATGAGATCACTGGATATGTTGGACTTATGTTTAGAGAGCAGATGCAAGCTGAAGGTGTGATTGAAGTTCTACCTCCTTGTGTTGGGTTCGACGGGTCTTCTGCAGCATCGAAGAAAAAACTCACCGACAAATTGAAGGTCCTTGTTAAAAACGGGTTATTATGGAAAGGAAGAAAGTTTTCCAAGGTTACCAATATTAAAGCAGTTGCTGCATGCAGAGAGGACCAGGTCCGAAATCCAAAGACTAGAAAGTGCGTAAAGAAATGTAAAGAAGGTCAAGTGAGAAATAAGGACACGTTTAAATGCGAAACGATAAAGGTTGCGAAGGCACCGAAAGTTCCGAAAGGAACGGGGGCACCGAAAGGAAAGGTAGGCGCAAGTCAAGGATTTACCTATACCTACTACTACAGCGAAAATAGATTATATAATGAAGATGCATCAGAGGCTCCTCCAGCTGAAGACATCGTTCGTATTATGACAGGAAATGGAGCTGCAAAATCAATAGATGTAAAAAGCATGGCTAGTTCTGATTTCGCGAGAGATGTTGACCAAGTTCAAAATAGTGATCTTTCCTCTAGTGTTAAAGGCCGTATTGATAACAGAGGTGGTGCAGGGGGGCAAGACGTAGAACACTTTTTTATCAAGAAGGATGGTGTCGTAGTTGGAGTTCAATGTATCTGGTGGGTAGATAAACAAGAAGATGAAGATTTGGGTGTCGATATAGCTAAGCCTGCCATGACTTCGACTGCACCATCTAACGCTGCGGGCGAGCTGGTGGCAAAAATGAAACACTTAATAGGTAGTGTCGTCTTATGCAATGGTCGACCTCTCAAAAAAAGTAACATTACGTATATGTAATTGACCGGTGGTTTTCAGTATCGTAAATATTTTAATTTGAATGTATCAGGATAGTGTAGTAGTAGTATCGGTATAATAAGAGATTTTCGATCTTTTATTATAGTATAACAAAATGATGGAATTGAAAGACTGGCTAGCCAAATTTACGAATGGTTCAGCTATTTCATTAGAGCAATTTAAGGAAACGGCAGTTGTCAAAATTCGTCAGAATATAAAACCTCTTTCACAATATGCTGAAGAAAAAAGTATTCCAGAAGAAGATATTCAACTCTTGTTTGAGAACATTCAGAACAGAAACGGTTATTTAACTCGATTCTACAATACATCGCTCAGAGTGTTACCTAATAAGATAAAACTTCATGATCTAACACCTATGACAGCAGATGAAATAAACAATAACCAATTGGTCTATTACAAAAATTGGATCCGCAATCTACATGCCGACGACATTTTAGAGAACACGAAGTCCGGCATAGAAAACAATGTAACGTATTTGACAATGCTCCAAGAGCTATATAATGAATATATCATTGATTATAAGATATTGACCCCTAGTGCGCGGCATTATATGAAGGCCGGTCGCATTGGCAGTGTGTTCTCGTCCTACTATTTTCGAGCTTCTATTATGAATCCGTATGTGGTCTATTCTTTAAACCAATCTTGCTTGTTGGGGACGCGCATCTTCACCCCCACTCTGGGTTGGTCGTCTTATTGCTACGGGTTTTTAGAATGTCCCCAGGTTTGTGAATACGTCGGCACAGATGTCATACCTAGTGTATGTAGGAAAACTGAAGAATTGGCGAAAACCTTGGCGCCCCATGTTCGCACCAATATCCTGTGCGAACCTTCTGAAGATCTGCTACTTTCAAAACCTTTTATGACAGCCTATAAGGATCATTTTGATGTGGTTTTCTTTAGTCCGCCTTATTACCGACTTGAATTATACTGCGGTGGCGAACAGAGCACGGATCGATATAAGACTTACGAGGAATGGTTAGTCAACTATTGGTTGAAAACGATTCAACTGTGTTACCATGTGTTGGAAAAAGGTGGGCGGCTATGTTACATTTTGTCTGGCTACGGATCAACCAATAAGGGTAGCAGTGGAGCACTATATAATTTAGTAGAAGATATGAACGCGATTACGGAGCGATTCTTCGTATTGTTACAGAAGATGCCCATGAAAAATAAAGACGTTCATGTAACAAAACACAAGGAAACGAATGAAACCATTATGATTTTCGTCAAAAAATAAATCGGCGAATACTATATTACAATTGTGAATTTGTAAATGAAACTTGTAATATTATTGACAGCACTATTTATAGCTGTGTTAGAAGGACTTGCTCCTATCATTCATAAGCATTTGCTAGCACAAATTTCACCAGCGACATTGTTAGTTGTCGGCGCTTTAGCCTATTTTTTCTGTGTTTTCTGCTTCGCTCTCTATCATAAAGAAACATTGATTACTGAGATCCCTACCATTTCCAAGAGAGATTGGCTTATCATTCTTGGATCGACTGCGATCACGGGTTTTGTAGTGAATATACTTTATTATACCATTTTACAGAATCATGAGAGTTTCGTTATTGCTGCGCTCATCTTTTGTTCTCCGGTATTTACTATGTTGATCCTCTTTTTATTTATGAATCACAAACTAAATGGATTCTCAGTATTAGGCGTTTTAAGTATAGTATTAGGAGTCATTTGTATCGCGTTTAGTGAGGCGGAGGATAAAGAGGAGAACTTTCTACCGTGATCATTTTTATAGCTTAAATATTTTTTATTTTTTATAGTTTAGGAATTTATTTTTTATAGTTTAGGAATTTATTTTTTATAGTTTAGGAATTTATTTTTTATAGTTTAGGAATTTATTTTTTATAGTTTAGGAATTTATAATAATAATATTGTATATAGATGAGTTCTTTTCGTTCCCATTCTTCTACTGATAGTTCTCAACCTACAGAAGAGGATGCCATTGATGCCGTCAACCATGGCGATATAGATGAACTCGAACAACTCCTTAATAAAGGTCTTGACGTCAACACCTTCGCAGATGGGGCGTTAATTCACCATGCATGTTACAATGGTCGTTTGGCTGTAACGAAATTATTGATTGAGAGAGGTGCTGACGTGAATGACGATAATGGAGCAGGAGGGACTCCTCTTCACTTGGCATGTGCTTATGGTGATACTTATAATAATTCAGTTGAAGTTCAAGAACTAATTACATTTTTGTTGAATAATGGGGCCGACGTGAATAGAAAGGACAACCGTGGGGAGACTCCTCTTCACTATGCTTGTGGTGACGAACGCCACGAAGATGCAGAAGAAAACTCGCCTACACGGGTAAAAATAATTAAGATCTTGTTAGATAACGGCGCTGATGTGAATAGCAAGAGCAATAATAGCAATAGATGGACTCCTGGATGGACTCCTCTTCACTTTGCTTGTAAAGCACAACGACCTGGTGCAGTAAAACTATTGTTAGCTAGGGGTGCTGATGTGAATAGCAAAGACATGAACGGGAATACTCCTATTCAAGTAACTGATCACGCTGAAATTAAAGAACTCTTAAGAGCTGGAGGAGAGGCAAGAGGTGGAGGTAGAGGTGGAACTGGAGATAAGATGACAAAAGCAAATGAGAAGAAAAGATTACAACTTTGCAATAGCACCCGTAAGAAATGGAAGACAGCCACTGCTAAACAAGTAGAATTAGTTGGAAAAAAAACAACATTGTTACATGAGATAACCCAATGCGAAGAACGAGCAAACCCTTTCAGTAGATTCGAAGCGAATGGTAAAATTGATAAGACTATGAAGAAGGATTATCAAAAGGCAATAAAAGAATGTAATAAAATGCGAACCACTCTTAAAAACTTGGAAAAGAAGGAACGTGAGATTGGAGAGAAGGTCACCGTATTAGAAGGTATGTTAATTACTAATATGTGTGAATCTGAGTAAATGTTATAATGGTATCATGCTCTTTCTTCAATGTTCTCGATGATCTCCGATGGATATCCCATATCTTTCAACACTCGGACTCCACCCTTTAAAGAAGAGATTCCCTTCTTCAGCTTATATGTATAATTGAAAGTGCCGTCGGATAAAACGTTCACCACCATCTTGTAATTCGCCACCTTGTCTTTATCATCTTTCTTGAAGCGTTTGCAAATAGACGCGTAATGCGTGGTTAGCATAAAATCAACATTTGGGAAATTACATAGATATTTCAAGAACGCGTATCCAGCATTGCTCGCCTCTTCCGGGTTGGTTCCTGAGTAAAGTTCGTCAAAGATGCAGAAGTGTCTGCTACCTTCTTTTTCTCCTCCTTGTGTGATTGCATCAATAATTTCCTTACATCGTCGCGATTCTGCCTGGAATAAACTGTCGCGACCGCTCGTATCAGGAATGTTCAAATAAGAATGAATATGTGTATAAGGTGTCAACGTTGCCTTCTCATAAAATCCACATCCGACTTGCTGTGTGAAAATGATATTGAGAGCCGTAGTTTTCAATATCGTTGTTTTGCCCGATTTATTGGGCGAGGAGATGATCATGTTTTGTTTTAAGCTGCACGTGTTTTTTACTGGTTTCTCCATTTTTAAAGGAGGATAATATTGGTCCACGAAAGATGCATCGGCACGACCAGAAGAAGAAGAAGTTATCTTTGCATAAGAAACCGCTTCCTTCTTAATGTTCTCGTATATACCTGCCAAATTATCAATATATCCTTCGAAATTTGCAATATACCGAAGGCATGAATCATAGGCTTTGTTCGTATGTAACTGATAATAACATTGCAGCATTTCACCAATATTAGAGAACGTTTTAAGAGAGAATTCAAACGGAAACATGGGTTCTAATAATAATTCTAGCTCGACCAGAGTTTGTAACTGTTTCTCAGTTTCACTCCAAAAAGGTATATAGGTCGGACACCCCTCTGAAATGGTCAGGAAAGATTCGATACTCCGTCTAGAATAGGCCACAAAACGTTGTAGACTGATTAAGGATCGATTCATTTTCTGGATGTTCTCGTAAAAATGCTGACATAATTGCACGTTCTGATAAATCTGCAGGAAATATAAACCCGCGGTGAAGATCATATAAGCGACCTTGTCCCAACTGATAGAGGAATCCAAGTTCAGCAATGTTTTACCGATGAAATGATCACGCGCCACTTCTTTGAGAACCGAGAGATAGGATTCGAACGACACTGGAATACCCTGGATCTGTAGAAACAGAAAAGGGAATAAGAGGAAGAAAAACGGCACGGTCAAACTCAGTAAAGGCGAACAGAGATGGAGGGTTGATAAACATTGTAGGAAGGTAGAGGATTCATTCAAATGGCGTAACATATCCCAATCCATGAAATTATAGGTTGCCATGAACGATTCGTTCTCCTTCGTATCCTTCCAAAATTCCATAAATTCATCACAATCAGATTGTTCGATCTTATCCTTATTCATGATGATTTCATATTTATACATTCTTTGAATGATCGTTTGCGTGTCCATTAAAAATGATGCATCTGTCGTATAATAAGTATTCCATTTTGGAACCGTTTGTTTGGCAAAAGAATGCTTGGGTAAAAATAAATGATCATACATAGATGAACAAGAAGGATCGGTTACCATCAATTCTAAATCTTTTGATACTACATCAGATAAGGAGTAGACGGAAGACGCATCCAAATAGGTAATGGGTAATTGAAACTTACTAAATAAATCGACCGCTGGCTCTTTCTTCTTACTATCATTTAATGATGAATCTCCAACTATTTCGTAAATAAAAGAAATCATATACTTTATTTGCGAAATTTTTATGTTTTATTTAACGAGCAGTTAACTTATTGGCTATTTTTGTCTTGTTAACGAGTTAACTTATTTGTCTATTTTTGTCTTGATTAACGAGTTAATTTATTGGTCTATTTTATATTTTTGTCTTGTTAACGAGCTAACTTATTGGTCTATTTTTATATTTTTGTCTTGATTAACGAGTTAACTTATTGGTCTATTTTATATTTTTTGTCTTGTTTAACGAGCTAACTTATTGGTCTATTTTATATTTTTTTTGCTTGATTAACGAGTGGCTAATTTATTGGGTTTGGTGGTCTTGAATAAATATTGACAGAGGAGATCTACCTTTGCCTTCAAGTCTGCTTCGCTCTTCTTTGCACGCGCTACCTCTGATTTAAGATCGGCAATCACCTCTTCAAGTGACTTGGTCAGTTCATCTACCTTTACTGATCCGTTAATACGCTCGTCTATATATCGTTTGTTAGCAACCATTTTATCTTCTACAGGATCAATGCATAACACAGTGGAATTTCCAAAATCCCATACAGAATCGGTCACGGTGGTCTCTTTTCCTAAATAAAGGGTTGTGGGTAATTCAAATACTTCGGCTACAATATTCTCCTCTTGATCCGATTTTTCAACTTCTGCTACTGCGGGTGTAGCTGGTTCTGGTTCAGGTTGTTCTGCTGCTGCTGGTTCAGGTTCAGGTTGTTCTACTGCTGCTACTGTTGCTGCTGCTACTGTTGTTGTTGCTGGCGCATCTGGAACTTCGGGTGCGGGAGCAATGACAAGATCATCATCTTCGGCAGGTGGGGTAAATATGGTAGACATTATATTATATATATAGTAAAAATAGTGAGTAAATTCTACGCGGCAATACAAATTGATAAATTTACTTCATTGCGTCCATTGTCAACTCGCTAATATTACTTTGATAATGCTCCTCAATCTTCTTCAAAAGATGCACATCTTGTCTCGTAACAAAATTAATGGCCAACCCCTTTCGACCCCAACGTCCACTGCGCCCAATACGATGAAGATAGGTATGAACACACTTGGGAATATCAAAATTGATTACAGTGCTCACCTGCTGCACATCAATGCCACGCGCAGTAACATTAGATGAGATGAGGACTCGGTGTGCGCCTCCACGAAATCCAGCAAACACACTATCACGCTCTACCTTGTCCATGGAACTATGAATAGCACATACAGAAAAACCTTCTGACACCATGGCCTGATACAAGTCATTCACGCGCTTCACGCTATTGCAATAAATGATACATTGCGACAAGCTAATAAAGGCGAACAAGTCCTTCAATGTATCATACTTCATTCCGTCGTTTGCCAGAGCAATAAAACGCTGATCAATGCAGTCTAGCTTCAAATCTTCTTTCTTCATCGTGATCTTCACAGGATCGCGCATAAACTTCTTGGTCAATTCAAGAATATCATCTGGAAGCGTCGCACTAAATAGTGCAACTTGAATCGTCTCGGGAAAATTCTGGAAAATATTATAGATCTGGTCCTTGAAGCCCATTGAAAGCATCTCGTCTGCCTCATCCAAGATAAATAGCTTCATCGTAGAGAGATCAAGATGTCTTCGGCGAACCATATCATAGATGCGACCAGCACATCCAACAATAATATGGGGTGGGCGTTCACGCAATTCAGCAGCATCTTGTTGAATCGATGTTCCGCCCAAAATGGTCTTGATACGAAGACCCTCCATAAAAGAACCCAATGTCTCGATCACCTTAGTAATCTGCTTTACCAATTCATGGGTTGGTGCTATAATAATCGCCTGCAGTTCTTTTTTCTCAACGTCTACACTTTGTAGCGCGCTAATAGAAAAGGTCCCCGTCTTTCCACTACCAGACTGGGCCTGCGCAATCACGTCTTGACCACTGATGATCGGATGGATACCCCGTTTTTGGATATCACTCGGGTTCTCAAATCCCATCGCATAAATACCACGCAATAAATCCATCTTGAAATCAAAATGATCCCATCGCTCATACATTACATGTTTATAATTACTGTTTTCCTCAATTATAAACGCAGGTGGAACATGTTCAGAAGCGTTTATCGTATCGGTCGGTGTAGTCACATTATCGTTGCTCATCGTTGGTACACTAATATAGCAACTTGTTTTTATACTTCTTTATGAATTATATAATTTATAAATGCATATAAAATAATGGCGTTTACCTATGTTAGTAGCATGACACTCATTCAATATACAATTGACGATTATACAAAGCATTTATTCGATGGATTTGATTATGCACTACCTCTAGAAACGACCAACATATTAGAGAATCTTTTAAAACAATTAAATATAGTAGATAGTAATACTAGTTCAGTTGATCATACGAAACAGCGACCACAAAAGTCGAGGGTGGGTCCTGTATCTGGTAGTGGGGAATGGAATCGCTCCAAACCTTTTAAAACTACACTTATCGAAAAGAAAGAGGGTCTTGAGAAGACAATCAATGATATTCGTTACTGTTTAAACAACATATCAGAAAAAAATTACCAAATGCAGGTTCAGAAGATCATGGACAATTTAACAATGATACCAGCCTCCTCCTATGAACAAGTTGTTCAATATATTATTGATAATGCAATCATTAATAAATTGAACTCTTCGTTATATGCAGAATTGCTATCAAAGGTCATCGATGTTTATCCGGAATTTTTGCCCTATGTTCTTCGTCTTCCGTCAGAATATATTGTTGGCATTAAGCAAATTGTATGTCTATCCTCTAGTGAAGATTTCGAATTATTTTGTTCCGTGAACAAGACGAATGATCAGAGAAAAGGGATGGTGCATTTTTTAGTCCATCTACATAAATTAGGGAAATTAGCCGACGATAAGGAAATCGAGAACATTATACAGCTCTTGATCGATATGATACAGGTATGGAAGCTTGAACCAGACAAGATGAATGAAGTAGATGAACTCACCGAAAATCTATTTCTCTTCGTTTCTATTAGCGCGAAGCTTGGTTCAACTTCTTTACCGGTTATTATCCAGGAAATATCAAAATATTTACCACGTCAATATCCAGGATTATCTTCCAGAGCCATATTTAAGTTTATGGATATGAATAGTATTCTCGGTAAAAATGGATAAAATGTCTTCTCACATAATAGTATAGTATAATATGGCGAAGGGCACAAAATCAAACCTGAACGAGGCTGTTTATTATAATCTTTCGAATAAGATGGAACCTGAAGATATTGATTTCGCAGCGACGGTTTTCGAAGATATGGTATTATTCGATAAAAAGGTTGATTTGGCCATTGGAAGACCAAAACATACATTCCAACGTCACGGAATTCTCTTTTTCCCGCTTTATTTAGTAGTAAATGATGCAGTTGTTGCAAAAATAGCCGTCTTTGAAATTAAAAATGAAGACCTTGTTTCAGTCATGGATGACGATGAAGAGGAAATTATTGACATTAATAAAAAAACCGCAAATATACTCCCTATAATCACGAAACAACAATTAGAAATATTGTTAAAGTTACCGTCATCCAATGGTTCTGGAAAAAAAATAATTGATAGTAAAGAAAAAATAATCGATAGTGAAGAGGAAGACGAAGATGAAGACGGAGATGAAGACGGAGATGAAGACGGAGATGAAGATGAAGTCGGTGTTTTACAAGTAAAACCTTCTAAACAAATAAGTAAAGATATATTTGTAGATAATGACGCGACAGCGCCTCCTCCTATCTTAGAAGAAGAGACCGAAGAAGATTCGAAACGGTTCAGAGACGAGTATATAGAAGATGACAGCAATCCTTGGGTAGCAAAATTTATGAAAAATAATAATTATGCTATTCATGAGGTAGAAGCTAACGGTGACTGTTTTTTTGCCGTTATTCGCGATGCGTTCAAATCGATCGGTAAAGATACCACTGTTGCAAAACTAAGGACTTTATTGTCTGGACTAGCAGATGAAGATTTATACAGGCATTATCGTGATCTATTTCTTATGTTTAATGGAAATATTGAACAGTTAAAGTCCGAAATAAAGGAATTAGAGAAAACATTTACCGAATTAAAAAAAAGAATCAACAACAAAACAATATCAAAAGAAGAGAAAATACAATTGGTAGAATTAGCAAAAACCTATAAAGCACAATATGAGGATTTACAAGAACAGATACATACTACCAAAATAAATATGGGAGATGTCAAATGGATGAAATCGATAGATTCACTCTCCGCACTTCAAAGATACATGTTGAATTCATCTTATTGGATTGATAGTTGGGGAATTAACCAATTAGAACGTATTCTAAATATTAAAATGATCATTTTATCTGAGCAAGCCTTTTTATACGGCGATTTAGATGCTGTTCCAGAATTGAATAGGGCGCAAGTTCTCCAATGTGGTGGGGTTGATGAGGAAGCTCAAAAAAAGGGTAATTCAACACCTGATTTTTATATTATGACCACTTACTCCGGAAATCATTATCGATTAATCACGTATTCTAGAAACAAGCTCTTCGTCTTCAGTGAACTTCCATACAGTGTAAAAGTATTGGTGATCAATAAATGCATGGAGAAAAATGCGGGGGCATTTAACTTGATAAAAGACTTTCAAGATTTAAAGGTAAGACTAGGTGTTGAAAATGATAGTGATAGTGATAGTGGAAGTGTTGATAGTGCTGCTGACCTATTTGACAAAGACGTCGTATTTACGTTTTACGAGAACTCGTCTAAAGCGCCAAAACCTGGAAAAGGAAGTGGTGAAACGATCGCCCAGAAGTTTTCTGGTGACTTTACGAAACTACAGGCGATTGATAATTGGCGTCGCAAATTAGACGACACTTGGTGCGCCCCCTTTACATTGGACGACCATCGTTGGAATTCGGCAGAACATTATCTCCTAGGTTCTCAATACAAAAAGGGGTTTCCCGATTTCTATCTACAGTTTTCGCTAGATAGCGAATCCGAAATTTCAAAGGATAACAAGACTGCCAGGATTGCTGCTAGTGAGACAGGAAAGACAAAAGAAGGTCGCATATTGAGAGATAAGAAAGTGGTGAAGGATGCAGACTACTTTGAGCTAGGGCCTAAGCAAAGAAGTGTTGAAGAAAGACGCCTTGCTATCGAGGCAAAGTTCGAACAGAATTTGGATTTGAAGCATCTCTTACAACAGACGAAGATGGCGAAGCTTATGCATTTCGTTAGAGGTTTGCCTCCAGTTGCCGACTTGATTCTGATGAAGGTTAGAAAGTCGGTAACGTAACCTTTTACTGCGTTGGTATACCCTTGACCATGTTTCACATCGTAAAAAATTGAAAACTTTTTTCACGATGCTACTTTACGATAGTTACCCTCAAGAACAAGTTTCAAAGTTCCTTTCCCGTTCCTTTTTCGTTTTTCAAAATGTCTTTTGTTCAACAACCCAACCCCGTTTTGGATGCTGGTGCCAAGTTGGCCCTTGGTCCTGATGACTGGTCTAGCATCTCTATCCCGGTCGTCCCGGATTTCCTCTATCTTGGAAGTGCTCCTTTTGGCGGCCTAGATGATCTCGTTACGCTGCGCCTTATGATAACGATCTTGTTCTACCATCACCTTGGCGTAGGTAAGGTGGAGCGAGTCGATTTTGTAACTACACCAGCAAACGTAGAGACCGGCCTTCAGTATCCTCGTCTTTCTGTCTACGTGCACTTCGCCTACTGGGCAGACAACGATGCAGCAAGAGCACTCCGTGCAGCTATCGAGAGCCCCGAACCCTTCCGGGTTTATGGAGTTCACTCTGGTCCAAACCTTTCGTTCCAGAGAAAGCTGAAAAGCGGATCGTTTATGCAAGCCTTTCTTGCAATGAACGTGAACAAGCAGCCAATCGAGCAATACACTGGCCCGCTCAATATTCACCAGCTTTGGGCCAAGGTTCTCTACTACGAGAAAAAGGAGGCAGAGGCAGCAGCAGTTGTTGTGCAGGGGACGGTAGAAGATGCTGCCGTTCCTAAGGTAGTGGCAGAAGAGGAGGAGGAAAAGAAAGAAGAGAAGGACGATACGTCCGGCTGTAAAGGCGGTGCGTCAAAGTGCAATATGGTATAGTTTTTGCAACCAAAAAGCAGAAATAGTAAATAGTAATCAAGTTATAAAAGCAGAAATAGTAAATAGTAAGATATTAAGTTATAAAAATAAAAGTTGAAACAGTAAAATCAAGTTATAAAACCAAAATAAATAAAAAAAACAACCACTCGGTTGTTTTTTTATGTAAAGGTAAAGAAAAAGAAGCCCCCGTCTTATCCATGCACAGTCATTCGTAAACTCCTCATTTCAAACCGAGCATATTCTTCCGGTCTTTGTTGCGAGAACCAATCTTCCATAACCTTCAGATCACCCTTGTAATCTTGTAAAAGGTAGTGGTTTTCAATAAAACGACAATATTCTGTAATCGTCTCTGGCGTCTTCTTAAATTGTAGGGTTAGACCGTTATGGTTTACACACCAAGTTATATAGTCATCCATAAAATAGAACAATATCGATTTAATAATATAATACGACAAAACATGCGTCTTTTCTTTATACTTATACTTTCGCACTGTCTGTGCCCGTTCACTCGACTCATGTAAATCCTGATAATCCATTCCGTAATAGGTGAGAACCTTCGCGCATTGAAACAAGGAAAATGCCTTTTCTATCGCTACCTTTTTACACCATTCCGCGATCATGGTAGGTATCGTTTGCTCTGGCTTGTATACTGAAAACAGAAGGAATATGATCTCACCCCACATTTCACAATACGTCTCATAAATCCTCACGTCCGATTCTACTGGAAACAATCTAAGTATGTGTTTCGTCGATTCTGTATCGTCTTCACTCGAAAAATCCAATCCCATATTGTGAAATGTCTCATGAATAAACACCTTAAACCATTCCTCTTTTCTGCATAAATGCATTTCAGTCGTCTCTTGACAAGATGTTGTAAACGCAGTATTTACGTGTTCTTGCATGATGTGTGATCCAGGTTCTCTCGGTATCTCCTTTTTCAAATCGGTAAAGTATAGGAAGATTCGCATCTTACGAGAACATTGCTGAGGTGCATGATGGTGCGCTACGGACAACCATATATAGATTAGCTCTATATATTTGCGAAAATCCTCTTTTGTTTTGGTTATCATGAACACCTCGTAAGATCGATCCACCACTGTAAAAGAATAAGAATATCCCGATCTAGGCAATCCTTCTATACATTGTTTAATTAGATTAGGGAAGTAGTCGTAGCTGTCCCCTTTTGGTAAACCGACCACTTTTTTCCCTTCGCCTATCTGTGACACATTCTTTGCTGCTTCACTGATCTGACTAAGGAGTTTGGTCAAGAATTCCGTTGTTTTCGTAGAGTAATTGGAGCTATCATCATTTATTAAGTGATGTTGTTCTAAGAATTTGATAATTTCCTGACTCATATATATTTATAGGTGGGAAAAAATCTATATTATTGGTCCGATCATCTTATTGGTCCAAACATTACAACTCTATGTTAGAAAGAAAAATTGAAAAATTATTACGATACATTTGCGAACGTATCAATCGTAAAGAAACATAACAATGGGAATCAAGTGTTTAAATCATTATTTATCCAAGCGATGTAGCCAAGAGGCGATTCATGCTATTCATCTAAAGGATCTGGAAAATCGCGTTGTTGTGATTGATGCCAGTATATTTATCTATAAATTCATCGGCGAGGGCGCATTGGTCGAGAACATGTATCTATTCGTCGCCACCCTATTGGAATATAATATTACACCCATTTTCATTTTCGATGGAAAACCACCACCTGAAAAACATCAACTCTTGGTAGAACGTAAACAGAGAAAGAGAGAAGCCGAGGAAAAGTATAATTTGCTACTGCAAAACCACGATCATGATTCAGCGGATGACAAAGATGCATTGACTGCTCTAAAGAAGCAGTTTATTCGTGTCAAAGAAAAGGATTTATTGTTAGTGAAGCGATTATTAGATGCATATGGTGTCGCACATTTTGTAGCACCAGCAGAAGCTGACATACTATGTGCCTATCTCGTGGCCACGAACGTAGCCTATGCCTGTATTAGTGACGACATGGATATGTTCTTGTTTGGGTGTAGTAGGGTCATTCGCAATATCAGTTTGATGAAACATACTGCGAAAATCTATCATACCGATCTTATGCTAGAAGAGCTCGATATTTCACCGCGTTGTTTTCGCGAAATCTTGGTCCTCTCTGGAACCGATTACAATATTCAAAGTAATATTTCTCTTAAAGATGCATTCGCCTTATATTATCAATATAAAGAGGAGAGGAGTGATGATGCACCCTCATTTTATGTGTGGCTCATGAAAGAAGGAAGGAAAGGCAAAATGAATTGTCGAATTACTAATTTCGCGTGCATTTTGAGAACAGATCAAATGTTCCAATTTACCCATTATAAAGACCTAGATGTTTGGACAACATCTGTTCAACAAGCTTTTGATTCGCGTAAAAAGGATATTATGAAGCTTCATGACATTTTATACGAAGATGGATTCATCTTTGTATAATTAGTTACTTGGTATTGATGATATGATTACTTGTTGATGATGATGATATGGTTACTTGATAATACATGTATTTATTTTTTTCGTTCGTTTGTTATACGCATTCGTTCATTTAAGATTGCTAACACAATCCTTGTTGTTAACAATCGCTGTAAATCGCTTGCTGTAAGAAACTCTTTCAATACAGGATTTTTTTGGTCTTCGTCATATATACCCAATTCTTTTAATTTTGTTTCCATTTCGTCTCCGAATCCTAATACATCTAACATTCTAAATTCTTCTGACTCAACCACATCAATAAGACTTATAGCGTCACTACCTTGCAAGATTCTTAATATAAAAAAAACGAACTATATCCGGATAATCTAATGGTGGTCTTATCAGCGGTCTTGTTGTCGTCGTTGGTGTAAATAAACCATCTAGGTTTGGAGTAGCAATATTACGAGAACGATATGCAATTCCTCTGGCTTCACAGCTCCTGGTCTGTCTTGCAGACTCACATACTTTCTTAAATCCAGACATGGAAGCATCTACGCGTCTTCGGCGTCTTGTTTGTTTTTGTTTTCTGGGTTCTCCTGATTCCATTATATATATAAGCAAATAAAATTAAAAAAGAACATGTAAAATTTTACTTGAAACATAGTTATAAAATATACAAATCATAAATGTGTTTTGCCCCATTTTCTTTTCGGTCGGTAGATATTTCCTAAACATCAGAATACTGTCTTCTTATTTATGTATGAATCATTCTATGTTGTGGTGGTAAATAGAAATTGCTGTCTATAGGTATCTTAATAAGCTTCACTCCGTCGCGTTTCAATATATCCGTATAATTATCAATACATTGTTGTAAATGGTCTGCGTTGGTTATCTCTTCAGTATTGAATTCTTGATGTGAGAACTGACGAATCTTGTTCTGGATCATCTTCGTATTCCCAAAATAGGAAAGATGCCATCCTCCCTTTTCAATCATGGTCGGGGGTGTTTTTAGACGAATGGCATCAGGACTGCACCCCTGATTGTTATACTCCTCATAGGTAATGACCTTGGCACGTATCCAAATCTCGTTCATCTTTGCTGTCAAATTATAGTAGTAGAAGTCCTGTTTAAGATTGGCATACTGGACATGCATCTCCTCCTGCTTCAAAGCTATCAGTGTCTTTGGATCAGGTATCTCATCTACATCCGAAATCATGATATAATCACTGTCTTGTAGGTCTAATTGTTCAATGCCGCGGTGTAAACAGTTTCGCTGATATTTCTCGTTCTCCCAATGACAATCCGGTCCTACCGTGAAATCATCTACGACAACATGAATGATCTTGCTAGCAAACTCTTTAAACACTTCTTTATCCTTGTTCTCCTTGTAGAACAAGGGTTTGGGTTCTCCTGCAAAGGTTCTCGTAGACTCGACCAAGACGAAGTGATCGACATGGGGCGCGAGGATGGTCAATCGATACTTCAACATGTCCAACTCATTGTAAAACATAAATGCATCCACAATCTTCTTTTGAGGCGCAGAATCGATGTAATCCATAAACTTCGGCTTCTTATAAAAATGGCGAATCTGATAAATATAGTTCATGATGTCACAAGAGCGCGCGTCAACACTGTTGTCTAGCGCTTCACTAGCTATCTTATTTCGAATATGGAATATCTCTTCATCCGTATAATAATTGGTGTCGACCAAACGCTTGCAATCCAATTTATGTGCTATTAGGTTCTGGAATTCACGGGGGTGGTAAAACTGGGTCTTGGATAAGTCTCCATCTACTTCTAAGGGTAGTGTTAAGAAGTTATATAGCACCATGCTCAAAACCACGTCATCCGGTAACTCCAAAATCGGCTCTATTTTTGCATAATTGGTCCGCATTTCTAACAAGACCTTGATAACAATATCCTTTGAGAAGATCATGGCCGCGCCATGCAAATAGATAAAACGACCATTCAACTCTTTACTAAAGTAGGCATTGACCATGTTCTGTTTATTACGTTGGGAAATGTGGTCGGGCAATTGATGGAAGTGTGCGCCAACATAGTTTTCCTTAGGCTTATCCTTCAAAAACTTAGTGAGGCGCGGTATATGAATGAAAGACGAAAGATTGGTTCTCAGCAAGTGATCGAATTGGTAATACTTCTGACAAAATGAGAAGGCAGCTATCGTCTTTTGGAAGATACGCGATTTCACGTGGTCGTTGTTTTTGAAAACGATCCGGTTCTCGTGAATCATCACGTCAGATTCAATGCTATTGTCTGCGTAAATAAAATAGGACTTGACATCGGGGAAAATATTCATATACTCTCTCCAACATTCGCTAAAGAGATCATAGGTTTCACCATGGCTCGCTATCACTAAAATGATGAGAGAATAATGCGTTTTGTCCTCCTTGATCTTCTCATACAATTCCTTTGTTTCAAACGATGTCTTCATGACAATGCTAGAATAGTATATTATTATAGTAGTGCATTTTTATATATGTTTATATAACAATTATTTTTATATTGCGTGTCCACGCGAAAAATTGAAGACTACTCCTCCTTACTGATATAATGTTGACACGGAACCTTATAACATATGCACACTAATTATCCGAAGATTTTCAAAGACATTTATTGGAATAGACAATGTTCAGAGTGGGTCCAGATTTTACTACTATATGTGAAAATAGAAATAAATTCATAGGCGAATTTTCAATCAAAAAATATTGGGTTACCAAAAAGAGGAAGAAAACAAATAGTGCAAGATATAGAAATAGTGCATGATACAGTATTTTGTGATATTAGAGAACATATAGAATATTATACATGCAAAGACGGAAGACGTGTTACAATATTCAGTAATTATAGTGGTTAAGTTATTGAGTATAACAATTTGATCCGTAGAAAAGGATACCCACTTTATCGAACAGACTTTTACACTTATACGAAAAATTGAAACCTTTTTATAAGATGATAGGAATACTCCAACAAAGAGTAGCCATGACCCATTTTATTGACCGTTTGCCAGAATCGCTCGTCCTCATTATTCGTGAATATGTTCTCGATATGGAGACGCGGATCGAGGTCCTTATCGATAGTCTGAAACAGGACTACGGTAGCAGCATTTCACCTGCTTCACCTCTCCCTGCACTTATGAAAACCTTTTCATCGAGGCAACTGATCAGCATCTACGAACAGTTTGTAGAGAAGAACTGGGATAGAACTCTCTATAATCAGAATTTTCTCAAAGGTTTAGAAGGTAATCAAGTTAGTACCACTACCACTTTTATACTTGGCCTACAACCATTGCCTTGGGCGCCGCATGATACACCACCCTATGTTATGAAAGAATTATATCATCCTATCAACGGTATGATAGAATGGGCCATCTTCCGACCACTCGGAAGACAAAAATCTAAACAGATTGACCGATTCATTTCCATTATCACCTTTCTACGTTTTACGAGTATCTTTCATAAAGGATTCGATCATGCTATTCGTAAACAATTACATGATCTTGTGGCAGGAATGGTGATTTTGCGGAACAATATGGTTCAAAAGAAACAGTTAGAAAAGCAACAGTTACAGCTTCAGAAAAACTTAAAAAAGCTACAGTCGATAATCCAGAAAAAGTTGGACAAGCAAGAAAAACTACAGAATCAAAATAAAGTAGTCATTGAAGACAGATTAGATGAGTGATGCCAAATAGGATCCCTTGAAATCCACATTTCCCGTATGGGTCAACGAAATAGAGACATCCATCCATATCTCCCCCTTCATCTTGGTCCATCGATGACAGAAGAGCCAATCTTCAGAAAAATAATGCCCTTCTTCTACTCCACAATCAAATAGCGCATAAGCAAATTCATTTTCTTCTGGTCGTAAAAACGATACATCATCTACATACTTGGTGGATGGATACGCCTCGGACATTTTTTTAATGACAACTCGTTTGAACATCATAAACCCCGTGGCCAAGTGTTTGACTCGCGCCATGTTGTTCTCAATACTGATTGTCGTATCCAAATAATTGACATTGTATTTGACCAAGTTATACTGTATCATATCTTCATCACTCATCGTGGTCTTGAATTGCGATTTGTTCTTTCTGTCTACCAATGCTTGAACTGGATTTGCACCACCCTTCTTCTTATTATTTGTCAGGAGATCCCAGTTATAATGTTTTAGAGGATAAATGCCGCCAGAAAGATGCTTATCTGCAACTAACAACTTTAGAATATCGATGGGATCCCAAGTAATGTCAGCATCAATAAACATCATATGCGTCATTTTCGGATTAGACATGGCTTTCGCTACCAAATTATTACGGGCTCGTGATACCAAACTATCATTCCTACAAAACTCGATATGAAACTCTATGCCGTATTTCTTACACATCTCCTTTGTTGCCATGATACAGATGACGAAATTCACGAAACAAAGACTTCCGTAACATGGCGTCAAAATATACAAACATGGTTTGTTGGCCTCTACATAGGCTTTCACTTTGTCTTCAAAAGAATCTCCTTTTGATTTAAAAAAGCCCAGTCCGCCTTCACTAATAGGTCCTGCCTTGAAAATATTCTCCTCACCATCATCGATTTCAATGGACATTGTTTATATGTATTCTTATCTATTCATATTTATATTGTTTCTAGGGTAATCCATTTTTTCTCAGTAGATTGTAGATAATGACTACTATCTTTCATACACAACTTGGGACAGTTGACCCTATCAAGGGGACGATTCGCATAGACAACGAATCGTTTGTTTATGAAATTTATTTGTTACCTTTAACTGGTAACGAAGTTACTGTTTCGCGTATTCAAAACGATTTGATAAAACGATTGGGAGGACGCAGATTCAAGGGTGCGCCCTGTCTCGGGATTACTGAAGATATTGTCAGAAGCAATATATTATCTAATAATTACAGCGGAATTGGATTCGTCCATAATGAACGGATCGTTACTGATTCAGCATCGGCAACCTTGCAATTTCATAATTGGTTAACTTCAGACGCCTCTAATGAAAAGCAAATGTGGATCAATGATTTATGTAGAACGAAAGGAGAAGAAAAAGAGACAAAAAGTCAGGTTAGCCCTGTAAAAGCTCTGTTTCGTGTCTTTGAACAAGTTACAAACCATTTTCAACCTCATATGGACAGCATTTATTTAATGGTGGATAATGCCGTCGGTAAAGAGGCCGAATCAAAGAAACTACAAAGCATTTATAATGCGTATGGATTTAATGTCGTTTCAAAACTAGAACCCTCTATTTTGCCCGACTCTATCTTTATGAAAAAGGTTATGGATAATAGACAAGTTGGCGGTCGTAGGAATAAAAGTTTTCGAAAATGTAAGAAGAGAAGCACAAAAAAGAGAGAACGTAATATAAGAAAAAGGGACAGAACCCAAAAAAGAGAACGTAAGAAAAGGGCAAAACCATTGATACATTGAAAATAAGATTTTTATTATTTTCAATACTTCGTTACTTCGTTACTCCGCTACTCTGTATGGGGTTTGAACCCATGATCTTCACAGTGTAAATGTGACGTAATAACCACTATACTAACAGAGCTTTTTATTTATTGGTTACTGTAACTGTTCTTTTTATTTATTTGTATTTTTTTAAATATGTTGATGTTTAAGCAGTTGCAGTAGCAGCAGGGGCCTCCGTCTTGATGAAGTGGTGCTTCATGTATCGTTGGAGGTTGAAGTAGGTCAACTCCTCCTCAGAGTTGGGCTGGATCTTCAACAAAACAGCGAGCTTGGCATCAGGGTGGATCTTGCGACCATTGGCCTTGTCCTGAAGACTGTTGGATTGGATGTAGGCGTTGATCTCCTTGCTCACATCCGTGCGTGCCATCTCGACGCCCTTCTCCTTTCCAAGGAAAGCGGCCAACTCGTCGGAGATCAAGGTGGGCTTGATGAATCCAGAGGGCTTGCGGTTTCCGTTGGTCTTTCGCTTGCGAGACGAGGCCTTTTGGGCAATCTTCATCTCACGCGAAACCAACTTCTCTAGCGACTTGAAATCATTCTTCACTGCAGAGAAAAGGCTGACCAATTGCTGGAGCTTGGCGTTGAACTCGGTCATGCGAGTGTTGATCGAAGACACCTCAACTGCTGCAGGGGCATCAGTGCTAACAGCAGCGTCGGTGGCGACAGTAGATGACTGCTCGGTAGCAGCAACAGGCTCAGCCTTCACCTTCTTAGCACGGGGCTTGGTAACAGTTGATGCGGCAGCGGGGGTAGTAGTAGGGGCAGCGGGGGTAGTAGTAGTAGCGGACTTAACGTTTCGAACCATGCTTCTCGTTATACACTAATAGTGTTTTCGTTTTTAAGTTGTTTTGTATATATATATATATATATATATATATTAGTAGAGAGGCAATGACTCCATACTATGGTGACAATATATATATATACTATTTTATCCATTTTGTTTAAGCGATTGATTCATATAACCAAGGCAATGCATTTCGAGCACCACTTGAGACCAATGTCAATGCTGAAAGTGCATGGAATGCACCCAGCCGTCTATTGTCATCATCAGCCGCGCTATATACCATTGTTTCAAATACTAATAAACACGCCTTCTTAATGGTTTCAATATTGATGTTATTATGATACATCGGGCGATTGAAAATCGTGCTAAATGGATCGTGAAACGGGCAAATGTTATTACGGACGGTGTAGGACAATTGCCCCCTAAAATGCCATATGTCATATAGGATGCGATATAATCTTATGTATTCCATTCTCTCTAAATTTGAGAACCAAACACTCTGTGTATAGTTACCCAATTGATCGATTTCCATAAATAAATCCTGAACACGCTGTTCCACCGGTTTTTCGCGAATGGCCTGAAGTCTACTATATCTCTCTCTATTCTCAGGCACCTGTAAATAGAGTTCATTGACCACTGGATTATAACCATCTGTAAAAAGAGTCGCAGGCTGACTTCTACTTACATGTCGATTTATGATGGCCTGTTGAAATCGTTCGGTTCTCGGGTTCTCGGTTGCAAATTCAGGATAAATGATAAAACAAATCTTGTATAATGAGATGAGGCGAAGCATTACCTTTGGATCTACAACCTCGCGATTATAAGGATTCACTAGGTAGTAGGATGATCCCTTTGGCTTGATAGACTGGATTAATGATGCAATATTAAACCCATACGTGAACGATTTAGAATCAGTATAACTGAAAAACTGTTCATATGCAATCTCCTCTATGGGTTCCATGGTAGCATAATCCGTTTCGTTCGTGCACATCTTACGATTTTTTACGGCGGGCCCTCGTAAACGATGCGACTGCACAACCATGTGTCGTCTGAACCACTTCTGAATAATCTTGGCTTGATCTGTTCTCCTAAAGTAGGTCTGAATTCGTTCTAATAGAACGGGTTTCGATCCAGATACGTGGAGTTTGTTTTGTTTAGCCAAAGCTTTGAGCTCCGGTATCTTCAGTTTCTTTAGCTCATTAGAAATAGCTTGACCTTTTATATTTTGCCCATCTACCACATCCTCCTCCTTTTTTTTCTTCGAAACCTGTTTCCGCTTTGTAAGCGCGATCGCGGGTGAATTTTGAAGAATATTAGATAAAGACACGTCTATAAGTTCGTTAGTCAACATTTATATATTATAGTATATATATTTATATACGTTTTTGCAGTGTAATTAAAATCTATGCGAATGTATTTACCGTTCTATTTTTTGCTATTACAACCTATTTTAGGATATTATCAAATACTTTCTACATCAATTTCGCGATATTTACCCGGCGTAAAACTTCACCGCATCATCTTACGTAACGTTGGCGAAAATATGGTTGAAGCTGTTGATTTTAGTCCGATTGATCAGCAAAAGGTGTCGACACAACTATCATTGCTACTCGGAAAGAACGTTCCTGCTGAAATACGCGTGAAACAATTACCCTTTTATACGGGACAATTATTTATTGGAAACAGCGATACTTGTGGTAATCATCGTATAATAAATGATACGATTTTGCTGGCCGCTTGGTCGAAAGCACCATATAAACCGATCTATCTTGGTAACGAATGGTCAACCATGAATTTATATACGCGAAATTGCCAGCACTTTAGCAGATGGTATACTTATCATCATTGTAAATAATGGATCGTTTTGTTTTTTGATCCATTTTTTGTTGCAATAATGCCCCCTTTTGAGAGGGTCAACATGGTCGGTCGCAAAAAATTGAAAATGTATTTTGCCTCTTCCAATTATGACATAAAATAGCTTGTTTACGATGTCATCTACTACTACCGTTGCCATTACTGTCTCTGAGTGGAATCCTCAGTCCATTCGTTATAGCCCACCCAAGATCAATGATCGCGGTGGAAAGTCTGTGAATGTCTTGAGCGGCCAAACTGGTCGTTGGTTGCATATTTCGACCCCGCTCATGATGACCTGGGGTGTCGCTGATTTCGTGGATGAGAAGGGCGAGTCTGACGGAAAGTTCAGCATGTCGCTCAATTTCCCAAACGGCGATTACGCGACCAAGGGCACGACCGAATTTCTAGATAAGTTCAAGGCGTTCGAGAATCAGATCTTGGACGATGCTGTCAAGTATAGCGATGCCTGGTTTGGCGAGGAAATGTCACGCGAGGTGGCCAAGCATACCTTCTTCTCCTCGCTCAAGTATACTAAGGATAAGATCACCAAAAAGATCGACGCTTCAAAGCCTCCATCGATTCGCCCCAAGGTCCCTTGTTACAATGGTCAATGGAAGGTCGAGATTTATAACACACAAAATGTCAAGATGTTTCCATCGGAGAATGAATTGCACACTCCGATGGACTTTATTCCTAAGAAGAGTCAGGTTGCTTGTCTCTTGCAGTGCGGCGGACTCTGGTTCGGCGGAAAGGGCTGGGGGATCACTTGGAAGGTCAATCAAGTTGTGGTAAAGCCGCAAGAGATGCTTTCTGTCTTTGGAAAGTGCCAGATTCAGCTTTCTAGCGATGAGTTGCAGCAGATGGAGTCGCAAGGCGATGGCGGTGGAGCCTCTGTTACCGAGCAAGAGGAGGAGGCAGAGGAAGAGGAGGTTGTTGAAAAGACGACATTGGTCGCGGATAGTGATGAGGAGGAAGAGGCAGTAGTTGCGGAACCAGAGAAGAAGAAGGAACCAGAGAAGAAGAAGAAGGAAGTGGTAGTGGAAAAGGAGGAGGAAGTTGTTGCTGCAGCAGTAGAGCCGCCCAAGAAGAAGGTTGTAAAGAAGAAGGCGTAAATCGATCATCCAAGTAAGAGTAGATTGTCCCAAGTAAGAGTAGATTGTCCCAAGTAAGAGTAGATTGTCCCAAGTAAAAGTAAATAACAAATAAAAAACATTTTTTATTTACGGCATCTTCCAGTAACTTTATTTCTACGTTTGCCTTTTTTGCAGCGACGTTTCTTTTTTGTGCCTCCCAATTTTTTACTTCCTTCTTGTTCTCGTAGTGGAAACATATTTATCGCGCAGTTGCGGCAAAGAGTATATCCACATGGCTCACCATCTTTGTCTAACTTTCCACAACAATAACCACCGCAGCCATCCTTAAAAAAATTCTCTCTTTCACAATTATTACAAATTGCAAACTCTTTTGGAATTAGCAAACTAAATGGATCTATATCATGATAAGTCATTTCTTCATGACCCCGTCTTTTGCATTGACAAACAGTCATGGGTGCGCATTGCGGCACAATAGAAGAAGGCTTTGGTTTTGCCATAAACGCTTGCATACGTTCTTCTTCCTCTGACAACTTTTGCATAAGTGTAGCTTCCTCTTCGTTTCTAGGTGATAAACCTTCTTCTAATCGACTTCGCGCTTCTCTTCTTTTGTGTATAACTTCATCTTCTTCTACCATTTTTTGCATAAGTGCTGCTTCTTCTTCGTCTGCAGGTTCCACGCCATTTCTTATTTTAGATCGTGCCTCTGATGCTTTCTGAATACGTAGGTCGCTATCTCTCATAGTCGCTGCTTTACCAGGATTTGCTGCTGCAATCTCTGCTTCTCTTTCTAACCTTCTTGCTTCTCTTCTTGCTTTATGTTCTTCTGAGCCTTTCCTCAATCCTGCGGTAGCAGCTCGATACATGTTTGACTCAGCATTTGATCTTTCCATACGGGCCACGAAAGCATCTGCGTCGCTTTTAAATTTTGCAAGATCTGCATCACGCTTTGCTTCTTCTTCTGGTGTTTCCCGTAAATACTCCTCGTTTATGAAATAATCATATACACGTTGCATACTATAGTATAACAGTATATATATATATTATTTTATAGACACAGCTGTTTTGTCTAAAACAATGGTCTTGAGAACATTTTTCACCACCTTTTCATCCAAACGATTGTTCTCCTGTATGGACCCACCACCAGTAGCATGTTGTGATAGCTGAACGAAAACGTCACTTTCTGGTGATGACGTATCTTTGCAATCTGGATGCTCCTGAATCCACGACCGAATCTGTTGTAAATTCTTTTGCGCCACTTTTTGCACTGCTTCTTTCATCAACCTTTTTTCAGGATCGTCTTTGTTCCACTTGTTATCATCTCGCACATAGACCGTTTCTCTCTTCAAGTCCGTGCAATGAACCGGCCTCTCGCATACATTCATATCTAGTAGTCCATTGACAAAAATGCGACTAATTCCATCAACGTAGCCTAATTGACCCGTGTTCTCCAAGTCCTTCACTGTCACTTTCAGCGAGTTTAGAAAATCGGCCATGTTGATCGCATTTTTGCAATGTTCATTCAGGAAAATATTCAAATTAAACTGATTATTATTGGTGACCACGGTCGATGGTTTCGGCGGCAGTTCCATTAATTGTTTATTCTGCTCCACCAACTTCGTATTTTGATCGATAATGGTCGAGGTTCTCTCCATAAACAGCGCATTTTGTTCTACCAATAGGTTCTGCAACTCTTTGTTCTGACTGATCAAATTGGTAATCATATCCGGCGTAAATATGGTTTCCAACATCTTTGTTTTTTGGTCCACTTCTACCACAACGCTGTAGTTTGCACATTGTTGAACGTGCTTCCAGTAACTACTACGATGTTGGTAAATCTTCTTACAGTTTGAACACGTAAATGCAGCGACATTTTTCGCGGGGATTTTTTCTTGCGAAATGTTGCATAAATGTTTACGGGTTGCTTCGTGTTTCGCAAAATCTTTTTTGTTGGCTGTATGATAGTCACATGTTTCACATGAGAAGATAGGTCGGGGATTTTTTGGGGATTTTTCCGTTGCCATTGTTGCTAATATTGCAACAGAAAAAATCCCCAAGTCATTTTTTGATGAAAATATTTATGCAGCGGACCCGTTTTTCGCAAACTTTTTTCACTGCGTTTTCAGGTGAACGTGCAAATTGTCCGATTTTCTTGTCAAAGAGTTTCCTAGTAAAATGATTTTGGACATTTTTAAAAATGTCCATTTTCAAAAAGTGGGGGTATTTTGTTTCACGATTATCGGATTTTTCGGATGCAGTCAATATTTAATTTATTGTTAAAGTATAATGGTAAGGTCTGTCCTCATATATACTTATTACAATTCGCCTTCTAGCAACTACAATCTTTCTTTTTTTGTCAACCAAGAACTAAAGAATGGTTGTCGACATAATAACATAGATTACATTATAGTGATCAATGGATTTTCTTATGATACGGAGAACATTGAATTTCCAGCTTTAGACAATCTTACCATCTTATTAAGAGAGAACAAGGGGTATGACTTTGGTGGACATTTCCATGCTTTACGTCATTTAGAAGAGGAGGGTCTACTACATAGCTACAATTTCTATTTTTTTATGAATAGTGGAGTCATCGGACCTATTTTGCCACATTATCAAGATAGAAACGGACCCGCACATTGGTCCAATTATTTTATTAACAAGGTGACTGACCGAGTAAAATTGGTGGGAACCAGCATTGTTTGTTTACCTGCAGAAGACGCTGGTGGAAAAGGACCCAAGGTAGAGGGCTTTTTCTTCATGACGGACAGGCTGGGTTTGGCCCTACTATTAGAAGAGGGGAATATCTTTTGTGAACATCTCGATAAACGAAGTGCTATTATAAATGGTGAATATGGTTTGTCAAATTGTATTTTCAAACGAGGATACACGATTGATTGCATGTTGACGAGATATCAAGGTGTTGATTGGACCGATTTGGCGAATCACTCTATGAATGCTTGTCTACATCCATCCCGGAAAAACAGTTTTTATGGATGTTCAATAGATCCCTATGAGGTAATTTTTCATAAATGGTTCTGGCATGGTTGTGAACCGGTGAATCTTGATGTGATTCGACAATATGTTGACCATAATTATCGGAAGAAATTGGTATAATAATAATATTATTATTATTATATCGATTTAGTTTTGCAACCTTCCTCTCATCTTTTTTACTTTTTTACCTTTTTACATCTACCTGTAACTTTATTTCTTCGCTTCCCTTTTTGGCATCTCTTTTTGGTCTTACCACCAAGCCAGAGCCAATTGGAGGTTCCCTTGTTTACTAACTTATTTGCTAACGATGAAAACCCTTTCTTTTTTGCGATCTCGAGAGGAGTAAGCCCTGAGGTGGCTTTTTCTTCTAAATTAGCGCCCTTAGCTACTAATAACAATGCCACTTCAGTATGACCAAACTCACAGGCCAAATATAGAGGCGTTGACTTAGATCTAGACAAGGCGTCAATATCCGCACCACGTTCTAATAGAAGCTTTACTACATTCACACTGCCACCCCAACAAGCGGTGTGAAGAGGAGTCTGTCCATAATTGTCCCTTCTTTTTATGTCAGCGCCTTTATCTATCAAAAATTCTGCTAACCCAGCATGACCATATCGGCAAGCCTGTTGAAGAGGTGTTTCTCCGAGTTTCTTGGTCTGAACTTCTAAGTCAGCGCCCTTGTCTAATAAAAACTCTGCTATCTTAGCATGACCTTTAGAACAAGCCAAATGAAAAGGAGTCTCTCCATTATTGGTCCAACTTTCTAACTTAGCACCCCGATCCAATAAGAGTTTCGCAAGGTCAGTGCGACTCAAATTATAACAAACAATATGAAGAGGGGTTAGTCCATCATTGGTCTTACTTTCTAAATTGGCGCCTCGCGTCAACAAAAACTCTGCGACTTTAACATGATCTTTAGAACAAGCCAAATGAAGAGGTGTCCATTTAGAGTTGGTAAGGGCCTCTAATTCAGCACCTTTGTCTAATAAGAATTCCACTACATCCATATTGCCGGATTCGCATTCTAAATGAAGAGGGGTTAGCCCATCATTGGTTCTACTTTCTAAGCTAGCGCCTCGATTCAACAAGAACGTAGCTACCTTAATGTGGCTATTCGAACAAGCCAGATGAAGAGGGGTTAGCCCATCACTGTCGCTCACATTAGCGACCGCATCAATAAGTCTGGTAACCTCGTCTAATTCACCATCCTTAGCAGCTTTCAAAAGCTTATTATTTGCTAAACTCATATATATATAATATAAATAAAAAATAAACGATCACTTACAAAATGATAGAATGAAATCCTAAAGTAACTCCACTATCAAACGCAGGAACCATTCTAATATCTTTTTCGTCGTTTATATTTACTTGGAGTAGAGAACCATCTTGACAAAACGCCATAATATACGATTGACCGGCTATCTCTCTAATAACATGTTCTCCATATGCGGAAATAGAATCGGGCAAGTTGATAACGCGATCAATCTCCAGACCTCGGCAAACAACATAGCCTCCGATACGTCCATCGATCACTCTACGAAGGATGACGTGGTCATCGCCATAAAGGACTGGAAAGTCGAGGTTCATCGTTTCTAAAATAGGGTTCTTTTTGACGAAACATGTGTCAAATTCCTTTTTCAGGATTATATGTCTGTATTTTCCATTGAGATTCTGAGAATTAAAATCTAACTCATCATAGAGAGAAGCAAATATATTGATGTCATTTTTTGTTTCGATAATTTGGCCGTAGTGAAAACAATAAAAGCCGCTTCCGACTACATAGGTGGCAGGGTTATGGTTTCCCATGACATGAATCTTGGTCGCATAATCTTTACGTAGAACGAGGGGAGCACGAGAACCAAACCAAACATTATTCAATGTTGGCCAAATTTGAAAGGGCGACTCAATGACTACGATATCGCCCGAATCGAGAACCTTAAAGTCATGAATGATGGGTAAATATTTCATTCTTTTTGAGAACCGGTTTAATACTGTAAAATCGCCAGTCATCTTATAATAAGTGACCGTTCTAGTAAGAATATTATAATCTATCGTATGGATCAAATCGGTAATCGCATCATATTTTGTATGTCCTGAGAACCTGCGTGGACATTCACATGGTAGTTCGAGTTTTCCAATAGTGTTTATCATTTTGTTCTCCATATCAATATCAATTTCATAGGGAGCATCACGTTCAAATAGCGCAAAGGTTCTATTCCGAACAGACAACATGGCTGTATTGGCCACGCCCATCAAATTGGGGAACATCTTTTTAGGTGGGAAACGCAGGGCATTTGCTTTGAACACCTGACGATCAGTTTGTATGACATGTTTTGCGGGGGTCATCGTGCCATTGCCATCGAAGAAAACGCCTTGGATAATCCCATCCCCCATAAATAGTTCGGCCAACGTGGTCGTCTTTTGAACACGTATATTGGGACCAATCATTCCGAAGAATCTGAACGGAGGAGGAGAAGAGAACGCATGAGTAGTAGCGCTAATAATACACGCCAACAAAAAAAACGTCGACATTGTATATAATAAGAGGCGGAATTTTATATTGTTTTTGCAACAAAATTGGTTAGTTCTATATGCAAAATAATATCGCTCTTCCTCGAAATATCAAAGACATTCTTGAGATCAATCATGGAAATTCCGCATCTTGATAACGTTATTGTCTGTAAATGGACCAGGCGTAATTGGTTTACTAAAAAAGAGACGGGTTTGGGACCGACATCTATAACTACAACATCTTTCATCAATAGGTCTCGAATGTCATATTGAAGCTCCACGTGAATATGATTATGGTCATCTATATAGATGTTCTCATCCAACATGGGGAAACATTTGACAATTACATCGTTTCCGGAATTGTCATATACCAATTCATGGTGCCATAATGGAATAACATATACGAAATTATTAACGGTGAGACGATATAAATTATTTTCGAATAGATCAGATAATGTGGGGTTCAGTAGAATACATTCATCTTCCCTATGTTTATCATGAAGAATTATTTCTACATGTTTGAGAACCGATTCAGGTAAATGTAGAACATGACAAAAGCGTTTAATAAGATCATAAATTTTGAGTAAAGTGGATTTGTCTAGATGTTCTAATGTAGTAATAAGCGTTTGTTCACATTTGCTAGATAATCTTTGTAATATGGTGGTGAGCAATTCGTTATTTCCTTCTTTCCCAAAAATATTGTTTAGGAAGGAAGAGAGAACCGTGGTATAATTTAAATCGTCTTCATCCAAAATGTGTTCTTCTTCCTTCATCAAAAATTCGTATGCCGCGTGAATCTCTTGAAATTCGCCGGCCGCATTGGGCGATTTATTTTTATCGGGATGATATTGAAGAGCTTTCACCCTATATTGTCGTTTGATAAATTCTTCGGATGGTTCTGGATCTATAATCCCTAATCGAGCATGGGCTTTCTCTCTTGTCATCATGCTCATAACTAGACCAAATGATTAATCTTATTTATCATAAGAAACATAATACTTTCTAAATGGTATATGGGACGATAATTATTATTATAATATTTTAGAAACGGGTATGTGTCGGCTAAAATATCAGATGTATCGTCTTTAGTAAGCTGTCCTGATTGTATGAAATGTTTGATGATATACCAGAGGCAATCTGTAATATCAAGATTATATGTCAATATTTCATATAAGTTGTCGCGAAATTTAGTAAATTCCATCTTTTGTGGCGAATTTATCTGTTGAATGATTGAATCACATACAATATTAAAAATATCTTTGGGTAACTGGTTTTGCGTAGCTACTAAGTTAAGAGAATGAATCTCTTTGATATTTAATATTCCGTTTGTATCAATGGTATCAAATAAAGACGACTGCCCTTCTGGTCCGAATATGGTAATTTTTTTCCCAGTATCTGAGATTCGTTGTATAAACGATTGATTCTCTATTCGTTGTCTAGACAATACCTTATATGCTTCTGGACTAGGTCTTTTTATTGACACCTTATGGCAAATGTTTAGGATAGGCATAGGTAGGAAACTGATGTGTTCTGTAATAAGAACGAATTTTATTTTGATAGGTGATTGACTATGATTAAAATGTTGAATATAACTATAAAATATTTCGAGTAATTCTGTGTGAATCATATGGAAATTCCTACATAAAATAATACCGATTTTTTCCGGTTTGACGCAGATGATATCCACTATTTGGAAGAATATTTCGTGCCATAATATCTTGGAATTACAGCCTAATAGCGAGATGTCGATTTCATAATGAATATCACTAATACGATATATGTATTTTTGTTTTTCTGTGTTGGCAACGATCTTCTTTTCATATTTCAATTCGGTGGGACTATATCTTTTTAGGAGATGTAGCGCTTGACTATATTTACCTGAACCGGGCGGACCATAGACAATAAGGTTCTCGAATTGATTGATGCGTTTGGGATAATTATGAAAAGTGCTCTGTAATTCTGGATGCAAATTGTATTTTTCAACAGAGTTCGTATATTCGTCTAAACTAGTTTCATAATATTTCATGTATATAAGACGATAATGTCTATTTGTTTATACATATTTTCTACAAATTACAAAATATTTAGATATAACGAAAATATATTTTGTAATACTATTATATAGCTATGTCAAGTTCATCATCTTCAGGAGCTGCGAGCGGTGGAGGCGGAGGAGGCGGGGGAGGAGGTGGAGACTCTAGATACGGAACTGCATCGGGTAAGTTTAAACAGATAGCTCGCACAGCAAGAGCAAAAGAGGCAGGTGATAATTGGGCACTCATTTTTCAAGCAATTCAGGATGGCACTATTGATTTTGATTATGATGATGCAGAAGGAGCAGTTGATGCCATGGGGCAGCTCGCTAAAGCGGTTGCTGCAGATGCAGGTTATTTGGCTGAGGATTCCGCGCCTCGTCGTGAGATGCTCTCCAGTTTTTTAGGAGATTTGGGAAATCTTGTTACCGCTATCGTGAAATCTACCGGATTAACGACAAAAAAAGACAGAGTTAATTTATTACGATCTCTTGGTAGATCTATTAACGATATCTATCATCTAAGAATGATGGACGGTTTAGGGGAAACTTTTGCTGAAATACAAATTGGTAGCGAGTTGAGACAAATCGAAGCCAATACAATGAAAACTATAAGAGAAACGAAACGTGCTATTGAAGTGTCCAGAGCAGAAACCGAGAGCGCTAATGATATTCGTGTATATATTGCTCGGCATGTAGAAGCGCTGCAACGTCAGGCTGAATCTGAGTTAGCGCTTCATGAAGTTCTTGGTCAGCAGGGTGTGTTGAAAGCACAAATTACTTTGGAACGACTGCATAGTAAATTTCAACTTGAATTAATGGAATTAGAATCATCTGCGGAGGCAATGAAGAAAACTGCCGCGTTTGAAACAAAAAAGCACGAATTAGCGACACAAAATCAAATGCTTCAATCAGCAGTAATAATATTGCAACAGCGCGCGAGAAGTAATCAGTGGAAAGAGCATAATGCTAGATCGGCAGCGTTTGCTGCCATTCTCGAAGCAGGCGCTCGCGAAGCGGAAGTGGAGGCGGCTTCGCGTCTAATGATTAGAAACGGTGAATATGGAGAAGGGTTTGGTGGACATTTCCAAAGCCGCCTTGAATCTAGTATTGCAGGCACGGCTGCAAATAGTGCTCGTATTGCAGCGCGCGATTTAGCTACAGCTGCGCGATTAGAAGAAGAGCGATTAGCTCGATTAGCTGCAGCAGAGGATGAGGATGATGATGAGGATGATGAGATGGTGTTAGCTGCAATGGAAAACTTAGATGATGATGATGCAGACGGACCTGGCGCAGGTCCTAAGAGAAGAAGTTCATCAAGTCTAGCTGCAGGAGGAGGTAGTATGACTAAGAAAAGAACTTCATCAAGTCTAGCTGCAGGAGAAGGTAGTATGACTAAGAGAGGAAGTTCTTCTAGTATAGCTAAAGGATCTGCTGCTGCCTCCGGAGGTGGTGGAGGTGGCGGTGGAGGAGGAACCAAGAAAAGAAGTTCATCAACTCTAGCTGCAGGAGGTGATCGCCCTAGTTTGGCTACTCGCGCAAACGCCATGTTGGACAACGCTGTTATCGGCACTTTTTCCACCGTTTCTTCTCTTATGGGTTTCGGAAAACCAGCAGCAGCAGCAGCTGACAATAATCAAAGTCGTCGAACAAGAAGCAGAAGCAGTAGCAGTAGCAGTAGTAATGTTTTTAAATTAGATGCATTTCACGGTCATGAAAATGATAACGAAGAGGACGAGGACGAGGATGAAGACGAAGAAGAAGGTCGAGGAGGACATAAAGGCGGCGCTGCTAAGCGATGCACCAAGGGAAAACGTCGCAATAATGTTACAAAGCGATGTCGCAAAGTTTGTCCACCAGGAGTAAAACGTAGTAAAAAGACGAACAGGTGTTTACGCCGATAAATGCAATAATCCTCCAAAGGAAGATTGTCTTTTTTAACTGATTATCGGTAACGATTACCTTTTAACTCATTTATAGGGGTGTAGACTGTTACGAATCGATATCATAAGTATCATTGACCCATGAAATCAACGTATCAATACTACATACTCTCCATCCCTCCGAGAACCCCTTTAATGAAAAGAACTTGGGTTCTCGCATATGGCTCGTTTTATAATAAATATAAGCACCGAATTTGCCACGTCTAACACTCATATGAGGGTTCAAAATACGTAATACATTTTTGTCTATCTTGAAGGGTTTATTTTCAAGATAGTCGACAACATCATCAAAGGAAATCGTTTCGATCGTCTTTTTAGAATGAGTGAGGATCGGTTTTAGTCCATGGGTCTCTTGACCATGTTGTAAATAATGACCATATTTCCCGAATTTTAAACATAGGTCTTCGTCTTTATATTTTCCTAAAATGGTGATTTTGTCTCTATCTAGTAGTATTAGTGTCGATGTGGACATATGCTATATTAGAAAAATATTATTATGAAACAAATTAGAACGAAGACCTCTTCTTCTATAGATGAATGAAAAGATAAGGATTTATATTGAAGATGCTACGTATACTAAATGGTCTTTTATTGATGCAGAAACAAATGCGGAGATCGGCACGGAAACCTTTCCAGCACTAGAAAAGGTGATACCTGCAGATCATGGACTCTTTAGTAGGGATGTATTTGAGATTGTGAAAGAAGACCCGCTGGAACTGCGTATTCTTCATTCGAATATAACGTTACCTACTACAGTGTTGGCTGGCGTATTGGTCCTTTCTGATCATCGAACCTATGGGAGAACAGAAAATAAAAAAAGGCTACTTTATAAATGTATTCCTGATGATTTACATTTACCTGTATTTCTAGTGCCGTATGACGTCTCCTTAAAGTTCTCTAAGGTGATGGTGAATAAATATGTAACCTTTCGATACGATAACTGGACAACCTTGTCAGGAACTGCTAATCATACAACCTCGTTGTCAGGAACTGCTAATCATACGTCGACAACCATGCAAGGACCTGCTAATCATACAAATACAACCATGTCAGGAAGTGCTATCAGGTTGACACATCCACGTGGGCAACTGGTAGAAACAATAGGTGACGTTACAGATTTGTCCAGTTTTTATGAATATCAACTCTACTGTAAAAGCCTACATGTATCGCTGACCCAATTCAATAAAAGCGCGATTCATGCACTAAAAGAAAAGAAACACGAAGAATATATAGATCAAATATTCAACAATCCTGATTACACGATAGAAGATCACAGGGATCGAACTGTATTTACGATTGATCCGCCCAATAGTGTTGATTTCGATGACGGGTTTAGCATCCAAGAATTGGAAAACGGCCACAAAATGGTATTCGTGTATATTGCCAATGTATTCGTCTGGCTAGAAGCTCTGAACTTATGGGATTCGTTTAGTCAGAGGGTGTCGACTATCTACCTACCTGATAGAAGACGTCCTATGCTACCGACCATATTGTCCGACGCGCTTTGTAGTTTACAAGAGGGACAACTACGTTTTGCTGTTGTGTTTTCTTTTGTGATAGATCCCGCGACTGGACAAGTGATAGGTTTACCAGAGAATAGGTGTGCTCTTATCAATGTGGCTAAGAATTATCGATACGAAGAACGCGCATTGCTAGTGAACGACGAATTTGGGAAATTGCTTGCCCTATCGCATAAAATGGACAAGACAAACAAGAACAGCCATGATGTGGTAACGTTTTGGATGGTTCTAGTAAACAAACATTGCGGGAAATTTTTGGCGAGCGAAAAAACGGGAATTTTTCGTTCATCTTATTTTATTCATCCAATGGCGACATCGACCTCGGATGAGCAAAACTGCTTATCTGAAGACACGTGTAGAGTAATTCGCAGTTGGAACAATACCATTGGACAATATGTGGCATATACGGAAGACAATGCGTCATTGTTAGACCATGAAATGATGAGCATCAAATCATTCAAACCAAGAGAATCGGCCAAGCAGGAAGAAGTGACCCATTGTTATATTCATATTACGAGCCCTATTCGACGATTGGTAGACCTATTGAATCAAATGATGTTTTTCGTCTCTTCGAAACTGGTAACCTCTATGTCTACGCCGGCGGCCAACTTTTTGGATGCGTGGCTAACGAAGCCAAAAATTGACTATATTAATACGGCAATGCGATCAATACGAAAAATACAGATTGATTGTGACATTCTGGCGCGGTGTTATACGTCGCCAAATATCATGACCTGCTCACATGATGGAGCATTGTTTGATCGAATCGTTCGAAATGACGGAATGGTGAGTTATATGGTCTACTTAGAGAAACTGAAAATATTGACGCGTATTACGGTATCCCAGGACCTGAATCTATCTGTTTATAAAGTGTATCCTTTCAAGCTCTTCTTATTCGAAGACGAGAGCAAGGTGAAGAGAAAAATAAGATTGCAGGTTGTAAGTGAATGAAAAAGCTCGTTATCGGTTGCACTTTGTAATTCGGGCACCAATGAATCGTTTGTTTTGGTTTTTTCTAGAATTATTCTTCTTTTCATTTTTCTTTTTGTTACCTTTCCCTCCGACCCAGGTTCTCATTTTAATAAAATCTTCTACTTTGAGAACATTGTCAAAGGTATCGCCGGGAACTTCAATATCATAGGAAACGCCTGTCGAATTGGTAAACACACGAAGAATGTTACCAGGACTAGAAGACCAGGTTCCGGTTTCAGGGATGATGAAGTTAACAGTATTACCAACAACAGCATCATAGTTAACTGGTTCTTCATTATCAGTATCATTGTTTCTATACTGTTCATAATCCTCCGCACTAGCATGCCAACTAGTATTATTACTCGATTCCTCAAATTGAATAGGGCGCTTTTGAGCAGAAGTGATAACCTTATTAACAGGTTCTACAACCTTGACGCCGGAAAAGGAAGTGGATGTATTAATAGTATAAGTATATGTGTCGTCGTTACCTTTTACCATATCAACAATTTTGCCAGGTTGTTGAGACCATTTATCGCCGCCGTTTCTCTTGAATTGTCCAGGGATAACAAAATCAACAATGTCACCAACGATGGGATCATCAGGAATGATCTTTTCAGCATCATTTGCTTTGCTAGGTCGCATAGCAATGTTTAAACTGTTTTTGTCGTAGTTGGGTCTGCAACAGGTGTCGGTAATGTATATTTTAACGAATCCTAATATTTTACATAGAGCAATGACATCAGAAAGCTTAGAATGACCTGAATTCATTTTTTGAAAGATTGAGACCATGGTTTTCTCATCAAGGCTTCTACTACTCTTTTTAATAATGTCCTGGATGAAAGGATTTAGAATAGAAAGCAAAAATTGTTCGTTGTTATCGTATTCGTATCCTTCCATAATCTTACCGCGATTGTAATTTGCATCAGCTTTAATAAATTGTTCCGTGGTATATTCATTTATTCCAGAGCAAAATGTATTGCCGTTATGAAAAGCCTTGACAATATGGCAACCGTAGGTTCTTCGCTTCACTTCACCCGGATTAGGTATAAACTGAACTATCCTATCCAAACTATGTTCATCCATGGTAACGTCAACGATTTTTTCATTCTTACGATCTGCAAAGACAATAAGTTGTTTATCTGTGTCGATATCTTCGGGTTTTATTATTCCCTCTTCAAGTCGGTGTTTAATGACATCTAAATAGGTTTCTGAAAACTGTTTATTGGCAGCATCCGTATAAATATCTTTGACTAACAAACGACCATGATAATACATGGCGTCCGTAATACGATGTTGAGGGTTATCTAAACAGTAGAATTGGATCAGTTCATTCATAGCAGCTAACGAAGTTTCATTATATAAATTTAATTGACTATTTTCGGTAACATTTTTTTTGTTTTCTTTAATAATTTTTTTATAAAAAGAGAGATAGGTGAATAAATCATCGTAAAAAGTGGTTCTTATGTTTTCAAAAATATATGACGGAATTGTAATAGTATCTTTTAAATATTGTATTGCTAATTCTGGGTGGCGAAAATCTATTTTTGTTATAAGTTGAAAGACATCTTTCAAAGTTGTGTATCCATTTTCTTTATACAATAAATATTCAATAAAAAAAGCTTCCGTTACCTTCTCTTTAACATCTCTTTCGTAGTTGTATCCATTGTCTTGAAGCAGAGATCTTGCTTTAAACATACCATCGCTGTCTTCTAAAACAGTATCCTTAATAAGATCAACAAGAAAATCTGTTTGGCCAATTTTGTTACCGATGTGAGTGGTGAATGAGGAGACAGACGCGGCGGAACTGAGTGTAATCTTGACATTTTCCTGAAGATCAGCGAGGGTTGTTGCTGCTTTGGAAGCTTTTAGTAGTTTGCGTGTATTATCGAGTAAATTGCCCTCTTCTGCGCCGTGAGCTTTAAAAAAAAGAACGATGGAATTAGGCTGTTCCGATTTGTTAACTATTGGATCTCTGTTAACTATTGTAGGATCTCTGTTAACTATTGTAGGATCTCTGTTAACTATTGGATCTCTGGTAACAGGGTTAGTAACATTTTTGATACAACGCCCGGTTTTAGGGTTACATATTTTACCGGAGGCTTCACAAGGTTGTTTACATGGTTTGCCTTTATCTAAAGCGGGACCAGTAGAATCATTGTTATTGTTATTATCTAAAGCGGGACCAGTATAATCATTGTTATTGTTATTATTTAAAGCGGGACTAGTATAATTATTGTTATTGTTGTTATTTAAAGCGGGACTAGTATAATTATTGTTATTGTTGTTATTTAAAGCGGGACTAGTATAATTATTATTTACTACTACAGGGGCTTTTCTAGTGACAGCTCCTTCCATCTTCTTGCACCGGTTAGTTTCGGGATTCCTAAACTGTCCAGGTGGGCAGTCTTTCAGCGTCTTCTTAGGAGGCATATATATATATCAAATATGTTATATATTTATATGTCGTCGATATCCACTTGTTCCCCGTCATTCATTTTAAATTCTTCGAGTTGGCCATTTGATGCTGGCATGCCACTATAATCTTCTTCCTCGCCGCTACTATTTCCGCGGTCAAAGACATAGCCATCATCTTTACCACCATTTGTGTTTGTCGTTTGATTACTCTTTTTCGAAATGATCTGTGAGACAATGGTATCGATGGATACATTTGGAATCTGCTGTAATTGCTGGACCTCATTGTCGTTATAAATAGTAATGACATCACAGTTTCTCTTTTTGCCACTGCTTTCGGATTCCCAGGATCGCAGTCCTACCAATACGACGCAGAATGGTTCGACAAAATTATTACGCTTGTTTTTACCGCGCATTTTGCCGCGAATGTGACCCATATATTTAGTTCCGTCATTAGCAACTACCTCACACATACCATTGCCATAAATCTTTTCGATAAATGCATAGAGTTCATCGGGATCTTCTGAGACCCTGAGTCTTCTCTGCGATTTCCCAGTTTCTTGATGCTTTCGGGCTAATCCCTTCGTGCCAGTTCCGCCTTGAGTGTTGCGCACCATAGTTTCTTTTGTTACATTGAAGATAAACGCACCATTTATTTTCAATTTTTCACGAAACATGTAACGTAGGTAAAAATGATAAAAACTAGATTTAGTGATACACTCTTAGACCGGGAAAATTGAAAAGGTGGCGACATTCTCACATTCATGTCCAAATTACCCATAAGATGTCGAGAAACTCTCCAGACCAGTTTACCAATTATGCGAACCTAAGTAAACAACCAAAAATAGATTGTTTTTATCAAAGTCTCTTTTCTATTGGTGTGTGATGTAGAGCAGTCTAAACGGGATTCTTCTGCCATAAATGAAAAAGGAAACAATGTAGAACTTTGTCGTTTACTAATAGAGAATGGCGCAATTGTTCATGAAGAAAATGTAGATTATACATCACGAACAATCGTTTTTGCCATACAAAAAATAGGTATAGAACCTGAAATTAT